CGCGCTTGTCAATGTATACAGCAAGCATCTCTGACTTTTATAAGTCATTTGGCTTAGCTATACAATCAACATACAACATCTTTTAAGCCTCGTGAAACTACTCAACCCGAGGCGCATACATAGAAATGTTCGTTTATAAGACCGCTGTTTAGATTAAACAACGCTGTTATAAGTGAACATTCAAAAGCTGAATTTATAATGGACAGTTAAACAACATCAAAGCGAACGCACACTTTGACCCATACAAATAAATAGCGCAAAAAAAATAGGGCAGGAACGGAGTAATTTCCGAACCTGCCCTAATTTATTTTCGCACATTTCCTCAACTGAGAATATTCACACCCACAAAATATCCTCGGATAATTATTTGCCAAACATGACGATTGCACCGATGATACCACTCACAAGCAGAGTGCAGATACAGGTGATAACTGCAACTTTGATAGAGTTCACATTGCTGGCAATCTGTTTGTACGGTTTGTTCTCAGCCTCATTGACCTTTTCCGACAACTTACGCTCGGTTTCCTGCCAAGCTTTCGCCTGTGCATCGACTTTACTGTTTGTGTCGTCCACCTTCGTTTCAATGTTGCTGACACGCTGTGCAATAAGCTCAACAGAAGTAGCAATCTTGTAGATGGCTTTCTGTTCGCTTTGGATTTCCTTCAGCTCATTTTCCAGATTATCAATTCTATGCGTATTGGACTTGCATCTCTGTTCCGTCTCAATAAGCATAACAGTTTCCTGGTCAGTCATATGAGCACCTCCTGAATAAAGTTACTTCCCCTCTTCCTTCTTGGCAGTAACCTTATTTGCGGGTGTGGCAGGGTTAATTACCTTGCTCATGTCACACAGACTATCAATCATGTCGGCAATTGCGTCATAATCAATGTCGTAGTTAATGCCATCTGCGCTCGCCTTGAGCATCGCCAGAACCCACTCTTTTCGTTCTGCACCGTCTTTGAACTTAGTCTCGGCAGTCTCCATCAGCTTCATAACCTTGTCCAGAACAACGCCCCAGTTCTTCTCCTTGACAGCCTGCTTGATGTATTTCACAAGCTGAATAACGAGAGGAATGGCGGCTGCCAGACCGGAAGCGATGGCTGCGATGTACTTCAGAATCTCCAACCAATCCATAATCGTACCTCCATTTCTTTTTCTGGCAGAGCGTTATACTCTGCTTGTATAATCAAGAGAAATCCACCCAGCGCCGCTTTTAAGCTTTCCCCATGATTTGGCGCCAGTTCCGTCTTTCTCTTCGACGATGGTATAAACCCCACCGCCCTTAATCTGACCGGCCACGGCGTATCCCGTACCGGCACCCTTGCGAATGTTCAGTACATCCGCCGTAACACGCACACGATACGGAACCGCAGAAGGTTTCTGTTCGGGCACAACCGGAGTCTTGCCTGCGTATTTGTCATAGAACTTCTGACCGTATGCCGCACGCTTATTCTGGACTGCCGCACTCTGGTTCGCAGGACGCTCAAATTTCATCAGCACGGAATTGGATGCGGCAAGAATGGTCTTGGCGGATTTCAAATCGGCAAAAACGCCCTTATAGCTCTCGCTCAATTCCTTGTACAGGAATTCAAGCTGCATACCCAAATCTCCAACAGACTTCTTCTTGCTCTGCGCAAAAGCAAGTAGCGCTTTCTTTCTTGTGTGATATGTCCACTGTGCCAAGCCGTAGCCTGCGCTATCAGTCCCAAATTTTTTGTATGTGCCATTGTCAACAGCAGCGGTATAGGAAGCATCTGTATATCCAAGCCGCTTCTCATAGGCATTCTGGAGGTTGTCAGGGCGTAATCCAGACTCGGCATAGAGATTGCCCATCATACCTGCAACACCGTATTCGTTCCCAATCTTGCCAAGCAAGAAGCTCCAAATGATTTCCTCGTTTGTATTACCAGAAGGAGCGGACGGAGTAGACGGTATTGTCGGCGTGGTCGGTTTTGCGTTTGCCAGCGCAAGGTCAGAGGCCTTGAACGGACTCATAATGGAGTTTTTACCGTCCTCACTTTTGTTGATAACAACACGATTTCCACTTACAGAATGCACAATCCAGTTCTTTGCCCGAACCCAGCCAGGAACTGACTGACCGGAGTAATACTGTGTGCCGATAATCTTGACAACATCTCCCGCCTTAAATGCGCTGGTTGTAGGCGTGGTCGGGTTTGTCGGCTGTGTAGGTGCAACGCTACCAGAGGTTTTCATTAGCGCAGCGACATCGGCACGAGCCGTCGCCATAGACTTACCAAACTTCGGGAACCAGTGGTTGACATCGCCGTGGTTAGAGCCAAACCCAAGCGCATGACTGTCTGCATGGCATAAAATTGTAGGAACGGATACACCATTCATATTTACCGTGCCGTTTGGGTCAATATTGAACATTTTGCAAAGGTATGCCGTAATTTCACAGGCCTCTTTGTAGACCTTGTTGAAATATGTAGCATCGTTCAAACCGTCTTCACAAATCTCAAATTGAATCCAACCATTGTTACAGGAACCCTTGTTGCCAGAGCCGCAACCCCACGGGCGATAATTCCACGGCATAGTCTGTACTGTAGTGACAGTCCCGTCCGCCAATTTACCAATCCAGCAATTCAGGCCAGCCTGACGGTTGATATGGTTCCAGTCGTTTCGGTTCCCATTTGTTCCGAGAAGTGCCAAAAGCTCTGCTCTGTTTGCAGCACTATCATCCGGCTGGACATAGCGCCGCAAATTCGGATTGTTTGCACCGGTGCTGTGCCAAAGAACGCCTTTGACGGTCATGGTGTTTGTCCCTTTGTAGCAAGTACTCTGGGTCATCATGCATTCCAACGGTCTATTCGTTGAACTGTATTTCATTTTTCCTCCACTTGTCGAGGGAACGGTAGTGACCGGTTTCTCATCTGAAACAGCCGGATTATAAATAAAGCCAAGGAACTTGTACGCAGCTCCTTGACCCCAGTTACCGTTTCCCTTTGTTCTTGTCTTGTTCCAAAACGGATTGGAACTGCCCCATCCGCTTTCGGATGTATAGACCTCCGTATCACTTACGACCTTCTCAACAATAGCAACATGACCCGCCCCATCAGAGCCGTTCAGTGTAGCGCCTTTCTGCCAGACCATGCAGGCGCCAAGTTTCGGTGTCTGCCCTGTTTTAAGAGAGGTTCCCTTATACTGAATGAAGTTCTCTGCATTCACGGGTCTTAGGTACTTGCAGTATCCATACCCGCCAATTTCGTTAAATCGTCCGTAAGCATACCCTACACAGTTAGAAAGGACATCGCAGTCCTTATCTATGGGACTGCCTTTAATGGCGTCGGAGTAGCCGCCATTTGCTTTGGTTATATAATACTTATTACCAGCTTCCGGTTTGCTGGTTCGCATCTTAAACGCCACGATACATCACTCCTTTGTCCGTTATCCAACGGAGCCATTGTCGGCACCGTAATCATATACATTGACGGTTGCACCGTTTGTAAACGGCACTGGCTCGGTGCTATCAGCGCCAGCGGAAAGAATCTCATTCAACGACCCGTTATTCTCTTCGCCAGATATGCCAGCGTAGCGTTCTCTACGCAGCTTCACATTTTCGCTCTGCTTCTTCGCACAATACGCTTTCAGGCAATAAATCGCATAGATGAGAACCTGTGCGGCAATGTCGGTGATAAGGACACCGAGATAGGTTAAATCATGAAGTACCCACATAGCCGCCATCGCATAAATCATTACGGCGTTAAATAACACGAAGAGGTAAATAGCAAGCAGCTTGCTTGTTTCGATGCGCTTGGTATCATATTTCCGTTTTTCTTCGCGGAGTGATTGCTTGTACTGCTTTTGAACATTTTCCCTGCGAATCTCAGCCATCTTAAGCTGATACTCTCTTTTGGACATTCTCATGTTAATCACCACCTTCTGTATAAAAGCCAAGTTTTATATGCCATAAATGCATTGTGGGGGCCTGCTGGTGTAGCACGGCTCCCACTTTTTATTTCTTACGCATTTCCACCGCTCAGGATTTCTTCTGCTTCCTCAGCTGTAATCCATTTGCCAACGGCATTCATCACCATCTGCCGGTTCCAAAGGCCACGGTCATAGTAGCCTTTGACTTTTTCAAATCTTGCACTATGCTCATTCATTGGCGTTTTCCTCCTCTTCTGTAGCAACATAGGCCGGGTCATCCACCGTGTCATCGTAGACAGCTTCACCCTCAATGTCGCCTACGCTCACAGTCTGCGCTTCAGCTTGCTCTTCCATAGGCAGGTCATAGCCGGTCATCATGGAAAGGTAGTCCACATTTGCTGCATTCTGCGCGGCGACCTTATCCTGCTGCATCATATATTCACCGCTGGGAATATCCTTGAAATCGACTTCGCCGTTCTCACTGATTAGGTTTCCAGCAAGGTTATAGACGATACCATTGATAGCGACGCCCTGTGCGTTTTCATAATCACACAAGCCATAAGCACCGTTCTCCTGCAGGTAGACCCAGTTCGGCTGCTCAACAAGCGCGAGCAAGCTGCCGTTCTTCAGAAACTTTACCATGTCCTGAATCCTCCTTGTTCTTGAATAAACTGTTGTAGAAAGCATCCATCTTCCGCAAAACAAGCGTGCTGTTTCCACGAATCATATGTCCGCGCCAGCTCTGATAGGCTGTCTCTACATCTGTGATAGTGAATCTTCCTTCATCTATCCACCTTCGGAATATTCTGAGTTTCTTCCGCATTTTAACCGGTGACTTTCGGTTCATCTTGCGAATGACTGCGCCGGTTTCATTCAGGAAGAACTTCGTTTTCAAGAATTTGACTCCCTTGCGCAGCGGCGCTATCTTTGTCTTCTTCTCGTTCAAAACAAACCCGTATTCCTTGCACTTCTTTCTGATTTCCTCCATGCAGTATTTCAGATATTCTTTGTCCTCATGTATCAGATAGAAGTCATCCATATATCTTCCGTAGTATTTGATGTGTAGCTGTTCCTTTATGAAGTGGTCAAGCGGGCTTGCGACCATAAGCGCATCTATCTGCGATACCTGGCTGCCAAGTCCAAAACCAACATCTCCGAAGTCCTCCATGAACTGGCAGGCAATACGACGCACATCATCGTCATGTATCCTGCGCTCCGCTTCTCTATAGATAATAGAGTGCGGCGCACTGTTAAAGAAATCGGAGAAATCGCCCGTGAGAACACCGCCAGATTCTACGCCTTCGACGCCAAACTTTCGATAGAATCTGTGCAGGTGCCTGTCCAGTCTGTCCATAGCAAAGTCAACACCTTTGCCTTTCAGACTTGCGGCGTTGTCAAAAACAAATGAGTGAGAAAACACAGGGACAAGTATATTGTCGCAAAGACATCTCTGTACTACGCGCTCGGAGATATGAACGCTCCGAATATGCCGTAGCTTTCCGCGCTCAATTAGGTCAAAGTCATGGAAGCCACGGCTCCTGAACTCTCTGCGCAACAGTGCGTCATGCGTGCTGGCGGTGTTCGTGGTAATGCGGCTCATATAGCTTTGTGTACTGTTCTTCCACATAACCCCTTTGCAGCAGTTCTTGCCCGCCTGATAAAGGTGCTCATAGGAGAATACATCTTCATAGCGTCCATAGCTTTCACTGTAGGCAATCCTTTTCGCCTGACGAGCTGCCACTCTGCGCTGATATCTGATTTCATGTCTTTCCTTACTGTTCATACATCATCCCTTATATACAAGAAAATTGGGTGTGCCGTACAGTCTTATTGTAGGCGGGAGTTCTAACTGCGTAGTCCGCACCATGAAACCGACTATTCCCGTATTCATCGGCCATGCAAGAAGCGTCATCCGGTGCATATCATCGACACACTGTTTTGAGCATATTTCACTATGCTACAGGAACAAGTCTCCCTTCTGCAGAAGTACAAATTTCGCCACGAGGGTTACTTTGATTGACCTATAGACCTACAGAATCCGAAAGCGACGCCATTACTGTTGTTGGCGTTGTTATTGTTGGCGTTGCCGTTGCTGTTGACATTACAGAAATTATTGCTGTTGCCAGAATTAGGAGAACGCTCCCACCAGTTGTTAGCGGAGCCACCACAGCAGTCCAAAAGCCCACAGAACACAACAAGACGAGACTTGACCTTAGAGAAACTTAATCTGCCGGAATACTGTTATCTTCGTATTCCTTGAATTTTTCCTTGAACCGTTTCCGGTCTGCTTTCTTGACGCCCGTAATAAGGTCACGCTCCTTCTGGATGAGCCGACCCCATTCAAGCATGGCGTTAGGCAACCACTTAAACTCCGTCTTGAAATTTGGGTTGTCCGAAACGATGTCATACATCAGCTGAAGCTTATCATCTAAGCTGTTGAGCAAGCCGAAAGTGTAAGTGAGCTCATCACGCTTTAGCTGTGCTTCATGCAGATTGGTCGGCATCATTGATTCTGCCACACGCACATGGGTGTCAATGTCTTCCACAAGATTCGCAATTTTCTGCACGACAATATAGGTATATCGTTTGGGGAACTTCACGCAATTCTTGATGGTAAACACCTGTAGTTGCCGTGCGTTCTCGACATACTGGATTGCGCTCGTACTGCGCTTTGATTTATATACGGACATTCTTTCCTCCTTTTCTTCCGTTTTACTTATGCGAATGGGATTCCCACACCTCTAACCGCAAGGGGTGTACCCCTTACACAATGCGGCATACGGGCAGCCGTCTCCCCTGACCGGGGAGAGCGGGCTGCCCTTGTTTGCTCACTGGGCATTCTGCGTCAAAGTAAATGCGGCGGGGTGGAGAGGTTAGACGCAGAAGCCGAAAGCGACGCCATAACTGATGTTGGCGTAGCCAGCGTAGGCGCCGCCGTTGCTGACGACACTACAGAAACCATTGCTGCTGCCAGAACGAGGAGAACGCTCCCACCAGCCGCCAGCGGAGCCACTCTTGTTCTTCACCTTTGAGTTACCTGCCTTGTAATATGCGTACTGCGTTCCTTCTCCAGAAACGGAATAGGAGGTGGAACCGAAGATTTCGATTTCTGCCAGCAGGAAGCAGCTGTCGGAGACTGTTTCCGTACCGCTTGAAGAACCGCCGCCAGTACCGGAAGCCTTATTGACCGGCTTGATGGCTGTCTGCCATGCTGCGGGCAGATACCCCTTCATAGTCGCCATCGTCGAGGTGCGCATAGCGCTACTCTTCCAGCCGCCGCTGTTTGTATTAGAACTGTTCATCACATAGGTCGTTGCAAACAGGTCATGCATCTGGAATGTGATACCAGCCTTGCCGGTCTTGGTGGTAGTCCCATACGCAGTAGATGTTGTCAGCGTATCATGGTTAAAGCCAATTACATCAAAGGTGTAATTCGTACCATTCAGGGCGAGCGTCACCTGGTCGCCAACACTGACCTTACGATGAACGCTGCCGAAATCAATGTACACCGTGGATGTCGCGTTTGTGATGCTACTGTTGTTAGAGATTGCCTCAGCAAACAGCGTTACATCCGATGCTGCTACGCCGGAAAGACCGGATGTATAATTCACGCCAGAAGTAGCCGCAGTGGAAGCCGTAGGCTTGAAGGATGCGGTCACGGCGCAGGTCTTGCTGGCAGGTGCGGTATGGTTTGTGCCAGCCGCAACACTGATGGTAATAGTCGCATTGCCAGTTGTGTCATTCACGCTGGAAACTGTAACAGTCGTGCCGGAAACGGTCACCTTTGCCACACCCGTATTGTTGGAACTCGCACTGACAACACCGTTACCAGCCCGCGTAACGGTAATCGTTTTTGACCTGTTGGAGGCATTCAGCGTAATGGAGGTAGGGCTAATGCTTAAAGAGCCAGCAGCCTTGCCGATTGACCACACAACTGTTTTTGCCGTGGTGCTCCCATCTGACCAACGATAATCCGCAGTCGGAGTAAATGTAGCGTTGTAATTATTAGCATTTGTTCCTGATGTGGTGCCTCCAATGGTGGTCTTGGTAGCACTGTAGTTGCTCCAAGTGGGAGACTGGCTGTTACCGTTATAGGTCAATGTACCGCTTTGTGAAGGGATTGCGGAAATGGTAATACGGTTTGCCTTACCAGTAGTTCGCTGAGAGGTGGATGTGTTGATGCCGCCGTCTGTAGTCTCGGGGTAGAAACTAATGTAGTATGTCGTTCCGTTTGTCAGTCCTGTAATAGACAAAGGCGTGGAAGCATACTGATTGCGAGTAGTGACCTTCAGGGTATATGCTGCGTCAGCGTCATCCTTGCCTGTTGCATAACCGCCAGCCTTCACCACGATAGTGGTGCTTGCCCAGGTAGCCAGCGTAACGCCGTCGGATGTGATACTCGCCGCAGGGTCGGCCCACTTAACGGTCATCTTCCCGTTACCGGCCTCTTGGGATGCTGTCATACTTGTTACATTCCAGTTTGAAATACCTGTGACCTGAACGGTAGGTGTTGCGTTGAATACATCCTCTTCACTGTCCGTATAGGCACCAGCTGTGGTGTAAGGGAAAAACTTATAGTAATAGGTCACGCCGTTGGAAAGACCACTGTCGCAGAAATACGAAGTCTTATAAGCGTCTCGCGTTTTGCTGTCCAGCACGACCGTACCGTCCCGGCGGCTTCTGGGAGCAGAACCGGCCTTGCGGACAAGCTGGGTGCCACCCCATGACGCAAGTGCAGCACCTGACACCACAATGTCAGAGGGGTCAGTCCACTTCACATATGTTTTACCGGAAGCGACAAGCACATTGATGTCGGAAACTGCGCCAAGTGTCAGGCCGCCGCCAGAACCAGTTCCACCTGGAAAGTTGGAAATAATAGGCATAATTTGACCTCCTTTAGCCCAATAAGATAATGAGAACGGGAATATCACACGATGGTGTTTCCCCATCAGAAGCAATCGTCAAAAAGCCGTCACCCTGATTGCTGATATAAAGTCCGGCAGCACGGACAGTTTCAATCTGTAATCCAGTAAGATTCTGCGCCGTACCAATTACGCCGTTTTGCTCAGGCGTCAATCCATCAATAGTGATAGTCTGGGTGGACACCGCACCATCCGTATTCCACTGATTCGCAAAAAGCGTTGCCGTAATTGCGCGACTAAGCGCCGCCTTTTCAGCAAGGGCGTTATCGATTTTCACCATATTGGAATCGCCGCTGCCATTCATCTTCTGGCGCCAATCAAGGAAACGGGTCGTGCTGTCGTCTTCGAGATAGAGGTTATAGTTCGTTGTGTTCATAAAAGCCTCCTCTCGTTAAGACAACAGAATCACAGTAACAGGGATGTCGCATTCCGGAACTGTTCCGTTGGCCGCAATCGTGATAGAACCTGCGCTTTGCGCACAGACATACAGGCAGGCATTCGCAGCAGCGGAGAACTGTTCGTCGGTAATGCTCTGCGAAATACCAATCACGCCGTTCTGCTCTACGCCAAGACCTGCGACGGCCAATGTCTGCTGCTTGTTCGACCAATTACTTGCTGTCAATGTCGTATTGATAAACACGCTTGCGTCACATTTCCCTGCAAGCGCATTGTAGATGTCTTCATCATCAAACGGGAGTTGTGAATAGGTCTTTGTCCCATCGCCAATCTTCCTGCGAACGCTACCGCTGGCCGTATCAACAATGATAATTTCCCCATCCAGAATGACGGGGTTGCTGTTCGTCCAGTTTGCGCTCGTATCTCGTTTGAGTCTGATTCGTGTGTTAAATTCAGCCATGAAGGTAGCCTCCTTTTAAGCAAAATCCCCGCCGTGCATAACACACGACGGGGTTGCTCTTATTTTATTGGGTCTCAGATGTTCAAGGTAGCGCTGCCGCAGTTGAAGATGATATAACCAGAAGCCTGCTTCAGCTCGGTAATGTCATGCTCATGGTCACCAGCGGCCTTGCTGTCCCAGTCAGAAATCTTTGCAGCGGTGATACCATCGAGAACGGTCTTGTTCTCGTGCTCATGCTGCTTATCAACAGCACCGTCCCACGCATTGACCTTGGCCTGAGAAATGCCGTCGAGGATGGTCTTATTGGAATGCTCATGCTGCTTCTCAACAGCACCATCCCACTTTGCCTTGTCGCCGGTGGCAATTTTGTCCAGCTCGACCTTATTCGTGTGGGAGTGCGCCTTGCCAATGGCAGTCTGCACATCGGCGTGGAGCTGTGCCAGAGTCACGGAACCCTCCGTCAGCGTGGCAGTCACCTTATGGTCAGCACTGACATCAATCACAATCTGGTCGCCCACTTTGGAACCAGAAGTGACATACTCAATCAGGCTGTCAACATTGATGTAGATATCATCCTCGGTAGCGTTAGCAAGAACCAGATGCAGGTAAGTACCCGCTGCGCCCCAATCGCCAGCCGCCGCCTTGGTCTCCACAGTGCCGGACTTCACAACCATATCCTTCGGAATATCGATGTTTACATCCAGACTGGTTGCAGCCTGCTTGATGTTGTAACGCTTTGCGACGCCTTCGGGCGTGGAAGCAGTCACAGTCACGGTGTAGTCGGTCTGTGCAGGAATAGCACCGACCTTCTCATCCACATAGCCCACAACGGTAGTAGCAGTTGCACCGTCGGGCAGCGTGCCGACCAATTCCTCCAGTGCATCCACATCCGCCTGAGCGTCCGTACCGGCTTTCTTGGCCGCAGCAATAGCGGCGTCCTTGCCGTCAGCATAGGTTTTGGCATTGTCCAATGCGGTGGTGGCAGCACCAGCGGCATCAAAGGCGCCCTCGTCCTTGTAGGCGGCAGAACCCAGACCATGCACCTTCACATCAGTACCGTTGAACTTAACAGTGCCGTTGGCGCCACCCTCAACCAGTGTGTAAACAGTCTCGTCGGGGATGGTGATAGTGCTCGCCAGAGACCATGTAGTGCTGCCTTTTGCCTGAGAATACAGGTGGAATTTGCGGGCATTGTCCGCATCGACTTCCAGCTTGTACTGGGTGTCAGTGTCCTGAATCTCGCCGGAGATGTAGTCGGACAGGCCGGTAATCTCATTGGCGGAATAGGTCGGCTTATTCTCAGCCTTTGCCCAGTCGTACACATCGGCGGCCAGACCTGCAGAAAACTGCAGCTGGCTGAACTTAGAAGAACCGTCGCCAGCCTTGAACAGGATAGCGGGCTCCTTTGCCACAGCGCCGGTAGCAGCAGGTACGACGACAACCGCAAGCTCACCGGCCAGCAACACGGGGTCTCTATCAACCCAGTTGGCATAGGTATCATACTTCAGGGAAATACGAGTATTGAAAGTAGTTGTAGCCATATATATCATTCACCCTTCTATGTTTTTAGAGATAGGGCGGGAGAATGTAGCTCCCGCCCATAACGATGTGCTTGATTACACGGAGGCGTTACCGCCATCGAGAATCAGCGTATCGCCCTCGGACTGCACCAGCTTGCTCATGTTCAGGCTGTTGACCTCCATGCTGCCATCTTCCGCAACGGCGACCTTGTTCTCCTCAGCGGAGCTGGTGACAACGCCTGCGGTCGCACCTGCAACCGGAATGTTGACGGCCTTTTCGGAGATGTCCAGAGCAGCGCCGTTCAGCTTGACGATTTCAATCAGGTTCTGGTTTGCACCGGCCTCCACACCGTCGAGCTTTGCTTTCGCTTCATCGGTGAAGTCATTGGCACTCAGCCCCTTACCATCGACCTTATCGACCTTACCCGCCAGTGCATCCGGCAAGCCTGTGACCTTGCTCTGTGCAATGGCTTCGAGAGTAAGCTTACCCTCCTGAGAAACGGCAAACTCGTCGGAGACGCTCTTTACGAAGTTCGCCTCTGCATCTTCGGGGAGAGCAACCAGCTTTTCTTTCAGCGCAGTTGTGAAGTCCTCAGTAGAAAGACCCTTACCCTCGACCTTGTCAACTTTGTTGGCAATAACGGTAGCAATCGCCTCGTTCATCTGCTCGGTGGTGGAGTAGTCATCAAGATTGACGCTCACATCATCCAGACGGACGACTTCGTTTTCCACTTTGGCGTAGATGTCATAGAAGCCAGTGTCGGCGTTCATCACAAGATAAAGGACATTATCCTGTGCCTCAGCCGCTGTAGGAACTGCACTGACCTTCTTGAAGCTGGCATGACCGGTGGCAGCAATAGCCGTCTGGATTGCCTCTGCGATTGCGGTGGCGGTCATAGCATCCGTGATGCCGTAACCTTCCAGCGTAGTTGCCTTATCAGCCTTATCGGTCTGCAGGTTCTGAATGTCCTGTGTATGGCCTGCAACTGTGTCAGCCAGCCCGGAAACGGTGCTGGTGTCAGGCGTGTACCATTCCAGCGCAGTGCCTGCCGCATTGATGCGGGGCTGCTGACCGGCAGTAGCAGAGTTGAAGCCCTTCAGCGTGACCTTGCCATCAACGATTTCGATGGACTTGTCATCGCCCAGCACAACTGTACCGACAGCTTTCAGCGTCTTATCCGGCTGGATGATATACAGGTCTGCGGCGGAGTCCGTCACAACACAGACATTCTCACCATAAAAATAAACGCCGTCCGAACTGCCAACTTCAACAGCGGCAGCGGCGGCAGCCTGAGCAGCACTCAGGGTAGAGAAGTAATACCGTGCGTCCAGAGGGAACGCAGTCTGCGGATTAAATGAAACCGCAAAATTCAGTTTACCGAAATCAGCCATTATGCGTCACCTCCATGTTAAATTGTGACCTTGTAGGTGTTGGCGGTATCATTGGCGTTTGCCATGTCCATCACATACACCTTGTAGTCAATCGCCTGATAGCCATTTGCACCCTCAACAGAGACGACTGTCTTGGTGAAAGCGGTCTTGACTTCGGCGTTCATGCCGTTCACATCCTGCACAGAACTGACATCACGCAGCGTGGCGGGATAGGCAAACACAACGCGGATTGCGCCGACGGGAATCGCAAGGTTAAAGCTGTTGCCAGCCGCCAAAGCCTTGCCGCTCTTTCCGCTGAGGCCACGCACCAGCGCGGAGTTCACTTCACCATCCTTCGCCTCCAGCGTACCGTAGAAGCTGTTGCGATAGCCAGTGATTTTGCCTGTTGCCTTGCTCTTGTTACCGGCTGCAATCTTACCGGCTGCATACTCATTGCCGAGGTTTGTAACAGGGACAGCACCCTCGCCGTGAGTTGCCGTAGCGGTAATAGCATAGCTGGTCGCATCGCCGACCGTCAGCTCATCAAAGGAGGCCTCGGCAGTATCTTTGGTGGCAGTACCATCTGTCACGCTCCATGCAGTAGCAGTGATACCGGTTGCCGGGCCGTATGTATAGCTGCCTGCGCTCAGAGAAGCGGTGTATGCGGGAGTAACTTTGGAACCGACTTCATACGCAGCAATCTGCTTGCAAGTAACCGTCACGGCAGGCTGGGTAGCAGTAGGATTCTTTTCCTTCGCCAGAATAGAAGCCAGCACATCCTTGACATTCTTGCCAGAAGCGGCAATCGTGCCAGAGCCAGAACTGGGAACGGTCAGAACGCCGATAGCCGCAGTATAGGTCAGGTCGTCGGCAAAGTACACATTCTCTGCGCTGTAATTGCCATCCATCGCAGCCCATACACTGCCATTATAGACATAAGCGGTATAAGAATACTTGCCACCGGCAATCAGAGCCTTGACAACAAAAATATCGTCCTTCTGCGCCTCGGCGCCAGCGGCTGTCAACACACGGCTGATAACATCGGTATCGCTCTCACCGTCGCCTTTTACGCCCTCATAGTGTGCAGCCTGTCCACCGCTGATTTCTTTCAGGTTCTCATAACTGGTAACACCGTCGCCAATCTTGAGCGTACCCAGTTCCAGGTCGAAACAGGGCTCGCCTGCGGCAGGCACAACATCTTTGTTGGTCAGCCAATTCGCCGTGGTGTCACGCCGAACCTGAATCTTGGTCTTCATTGTTTTGTTAGGCATAACTATCCTCCTTCAAATTATTTTGCAGAATGGTCTTATTCAGTACCCTGTGCCGTTCCGCCGTCGATGATTTTGACTTCCTCAATGCTTCCGCTGCCGGAGTCCACGGGGGTCAAAGCACCGTCGCTCGTAACGATATAGGGAACCCAGTCAGAGCCGTTATGCACAGAAATGATATGTCCCACGCAGTCGTAGACCTTTACCCACGCCTGCGCCTCGCTAATGGTCTCGAACTGTTTTCGCTCTGAGATGCGTTTCATCTTTCCGGCAGCGTCATAGAAGTACAGTTCAGATTCCTCTGCGTCGTTCGTGATAATCAAACTATCCTTTGGTATCACACCTGAAGCAATCGCATCAGTAATCTTTGACCGTTTGCCGTATGCAACTCTTACACCCATCTCATCTCACCTCCCATTAGCCAAAATAAATGACCGCGTCAGCATCTGCCGACGGGTCGCTGTCTTCCTCTCCGAAATGAATTGTCTCGTCATCATTGACCATCTCGCTCATGTCGATGGGGTCACCAACCGGTTTGCCGTTAGACGACATCTGCAAGACCTTCTTTTCGGAATCATAAACAAGGTTGTCGCCCTTTTTCTCCATTTCCACACGGATGGTCTCCACGCCGCTTTCTGTCGTTTCCGTCTGTTTCTGCAAGGCGTAGATAGCAGAAAGCTGATGGTCGCAGATATAATCGTCCATGTTCTTGGACTCCTCCACATACAGCAGACATTCACCGCTCTTGGCGATTGTCGGGTTAGAGGGAGTTCCAGAAAAAATCTGCAGCCATGTACATACCTCGCCCGGATACTTGCTCAACCGGCAGGACACAGGAAAGACATACTGGTAATAGGCCTCTTTATATTTTTCCTCCGTTCGCTCCAGCCGAACAATATCAGCCACGCCGTCTGCACGAATGTAGCTCAGATACGGAGTAGCAGTCAGCATATCCACTTCACCAACCCGCAGTGGAATCAGATAGGTGATTTTCTGATTCAGATTGTCACCCCGGTAAATCGGCTCATTCACTGTCATAACGAGATTCATACTCTCGTCCAGCTTGATATAAATCACTCATATCACCTCCATTGCTATAGAATGACGAAGTCAACTTCGTCCAGCGTCATGTCGTCATACCCTGAAAGCTCGTCTGCATCCATTTCAGCAAGCAGCCTATGACGCTTCAGAATAGTGCTTGCATTCACGGTAAGGTCAACCGTACTTCCTTCTGTGCCAACAAACTGCCTGATGGACTCTGTAACATCCGTCAGAATACGAAGGTTGTTTTCTACGATTTCGTATTTCTGCATATGCTCACCGAAAACTTTTGCGCCAAAGGCCATACCGCCATACGCTCGGCCAAAGGAGAAGTGCAGTTCTGTGCCAAGAACAAGGGCGGCAATTTCTATAGCCGTACTGGCTGCGCTCGTTATACGGTAGCAAAGGTTCACCATTTCTGCTCCCAGCACCACCGGCGCATCCACCTTGAGGTAATCAACTGCCTGCGTTCCAGATACAGCCGCATCCAATATGACACGGTCTCTTGGGGACATCAGTCCCCATTTCAAAGTGTCACGAACACCGCCGTCAAACGCAATGGCGGTCTGTCCATAGCCAAGAGACTTGGCAATATTCGCAAGAAGCGGAGCCGCATTCAAAACCATGCGACTTTCCGCCTCTGCAAACATCGTTTCCAAAGCAGGAATGTCCTCAACGGCCAGTTCCACAATGCTGGATTCCGGGTTCATGGTGTAGAGCGTTTGAAACGCTGCGTTGGCGTCGATTGTCGTGCCCCAGTTCAGTCTCTCATAGCAGGTCTTAATCATCTTATCGATGTGCGAGACCAACTCAGAGCCAAGCTGCATCGCTACAAACTTTTGTAAGGTATAGCTTTCAAGGCAGCTTTCCAGAATGATACGGTTGGTTGCTGTGAGACCGTCACGATATGGAAGGGAGTAGACGATAAGGTCACATTCTGTGATGCGCCTTTTCAGATAAATATCAAACTCCTTTGCCATATTGCATCAGCTCCTTGTTACGCAGGATTCTGGGCAGACAGGCTCAAATATCCTTCCTTAATGGTCATGATGGTTGCTGCCTCAACGCTTCTGGGCGTAGACAACACGCCGTACATCAGAAGGTTGCCGCTGCCGACAGTGTCGGAGTCGTAGATAACGAAGTGAGTGATAGTGCCCCAGCCAGCAGTACTCTCGTTGAAGTTGATTGCCTGCGTGTTGGTCACAACACCGGATGCAGGTTCGCTCAGTGTAGTCAGCTGCACTCTGGCGTAACCGGCAGAGGTAGAAGGCTCATTCACATTTGTGCCGTTGACATTAGGCGCAGAAGTGCTCAGGCCAATATAGTAGCTGCTGGGAATCTCAGGGGTCGTTTTGGTTCCGAAAAGATTGCCCGCTGCCAGGTTTAAGAAGTAAGTTGTATTCATAACTGGTTATCCTCCTATTTTCTGATTAAGAACAAAGATTATTTTCGTGCAAAGTCCTTGTTGATATTGTTATGGATGTAGATAACACCCTGCTGGGGGATATCTACATTGTTGTCAATATCCTTAATCGTGATTTGGTACACAAACTTTCCGAACAAATCAACGGTGTCATCCGGTTCAAGTGATACGAACAGGATATTGTAAAAGGTCTCCGCCTCGTCCATACGGACAGTCATAGTTTTTGAAACCACAGGCGCACCGTTCTTGTTCACAAAGTTGACAATAGAAAAGTTTGCCGTACAGCCCGTCAATCCAAACGGCTTCGGGTTGGTCTTACCATAATACACATGAAACACCAAGTCCTCAGAAGAGCCGCCGACAAAGTCAAGCTCCGGCAAACTGTAAACATTGTTAATCATCATTACCCTCCAATGTTCACAGGGAACTCACAAATGAATTTCACCTCGGCATTTCCGGTTATCTTCAACAAGTTATCGCCTTTGACGAGCCGCATGAACTTCATGTTGAAGTATGGATACAGGTTCAAATCCAAGCTGTTTGTGATGACCTGATTTTTGTTGTCTACATATATGGTCAAAGAGCGGCCTCCCGGCAGCCCTTTGAATTGAAATGTTCGGTTGTTATCCGATAAGTTCTGAATGGAGACACTGTCTCCACTGTGCATGGTTATCTCCAGCTTCGGCCTGTAAAAGCCGTTATAGCTGCTCCGGTTAAACAGGCGAACCTGTGACTGACCGCTGACCGCATAGGTGTACTCGTCTGGCAGAGTATAGGCAAACGGAGAATCGCAGCTTACCTTGCATGAAAAAGCCCACGGCAAATCACCGTAGGTTATCAGCCTCAGTTCTGAAATTGTACACTTATACCGAAACGGCTCCATATCGTCCTGCACAATTACAAGCCATTTTCTTGTACTGTACCCAGTGAGCCATGTGGCAATCGCCTCCACCTCAAACCTGTCCAGGCTTGCGTTTGCATCAAGGGACTCCATGTTCGCCCCGAAAACCAGCGTATATTCCAACGACTGATTCTGCACCAGCCCATAGGTAAGCGCATCGTATCTCCCCGGAATCCTATCCTCAACGATTTCTCCGTTCTGGAAATTCACATCGTCCTGTCCGCTTGAACCGAAGTGGTAAACCATGAGTCCGAACTCGGAGCAGGGAATATCATCAAAAATGAACTCAGTTCCCCAAAACGCCATAGTCCACCTCCTTGCGATTATGTAAAGTCAACAAAGCCCTCCAAATTGAAAATGTCCGCAGGCGAAAGCGTTTGCTCACCCAGGTCTTTTTCGTCCAGCTTAACAACCTCGATTGCAATGTCCACTTCCATATTGCACAGCTCATCCAGCTTTGCTTTGAATGCGGTGCAGTCGCTGGGAGTCAGGAATGTGATATTCCCGTCCTCCTTCAGCGTTCCGTGGAACTCGTCCAGATACTTGCGCTCCTCCGTGAGCGCAAACTGATAGGCACTGTCAGCTGCCTGAACCAGCTTATATACCGCATACGCCTTTTTAACAGGCAGCTTGAAGTTGTTCAGTTTCATCAGAGACTCATAGGCTCTGTTAATCTTTTCTTGAGTCATACTTTTTCCTTTCTTACACACTGAGACAAATCAGCCAAGTTTGGCGAGATATTCTTCAGCATCCTCAATATAAACGCCTTTTGCCAACCCCTGTTCAATGATGTCTCTGTCAGTACGGTCTAACTTTTGCTTCAATATGTCTGGCGTAAAACAAGGCATACCCACCTCTCCGCCAGACTCGATATAACGCATATGGGAGTCCCACAGTAACTGTGTGCTACTGCGCACTTCCTTAATTAAATCGGCTGCTTTCATAATCGCTCTCCTTAATTGTTTGAATATCCAACAACAATGCCTTTGACAACATACAATAGCCACTGGTCAATCGTATTGTTCATGTACGGAATTGAGTCAGAGATACCAGTATATGTAGCCCAGCCTCGTGTGCGGCAATACCCATAAATGGACATATCTCTTACATAGCCCAATGACACTTGCCCGGAAGAATTGACACTAAAACTTCCGATGCTGATGGAACATCCAGATAAGGCGCCGCCTCTGATTCTGTTTGCGGAAAGCGTGCCCGTTGTAATCTTATCTGCAGACAGGTTCGGAATACGCACCGGGTCAAAAGTACCGGAAGTAATCTTGCTGCAATTAAGCTCCGGGATTCTCTGCGTGTTAAACTGACCAGAGGTAATTTGGCTCGCAGGCAGTCCCGATATTTGGCTTGCCGTCAACTTGCCAACAGTAATGCTATCTGCCCGAAGGTTGGTAACGGTAACATTGGTACAATTCAGCGTACCAGAAGTGATGTTGCTTGCGCTCAGGTTCGTCACCTTGATAATATTGCCGTTGATGGTGCCCGATGTAATATTACTGGCGTTCAGATTTTTGATGGTCACATCAGTCGCATCAATCGTACCGCCGCTGATTCTGTCGGCTGACATAGTGCCTGCCGTAATCTTGCTGGCATTGATACTGACGATGTTTGCATTGCTGACCTGCAGCGTTCCATTGGAGATTTCGCAGCCGCCAATAATACCGCTGGTTGCCTCAACCTTGCCAGAAATGCTCACATTGTTTGCAAGCAGGTAGCCGTTCTTATTGGCGCGGATATAGTTGCTTGCCGTTCCAAGAGAAATGCCGTCCGTTCCAATATAGATGCCGGAAGTGGTACTGGAGAACGAAGGCTTCCCGTTGTAAATTGCATCGCTGATAATAGTCCAACCCTGTGACGGCTGGCCGATGTATCCACTCAGCGCAGTGACTTCGCCACTAAAAGAACCGGCTGTAGCGTAGATGGTGCCTTTCAGTGTCAGGTTGCCGTTAGTATCCGCATAGAAAAGCTTCTTATCGTCGTCTACGACACCCTTATTGTTGATAAGCGGATACTTACCAATCATCAGACCATGCATCGGGTCTAAGAGAATATGCGAGTTGCTCTTCTCGTTGGTGATGCTGAAGTTGCTGTTGTGCAATACACACCCCTCGGCATCTACCTTGAACACCGATACGCCGCCATCCTGCTTTGCGCTCTCGATAACAAGGTTGCTGCCAGCGAGCAAAGTACCAACAATATTGGGAGCAACGATGCCCCAGCAATCCCCGAGGTTCTCATCGTAGAAGTTGCCGATAGCCAACTCTGCCGTTGACCAGTTGTTGCTGGTCATCAAAATGCTGTTGTTGTTCAGCCACACCTGCTTCGGTTCATACTCTGTATGCGCTTCATCGCTCCACTTGCGCAGCCGGATACCGGAATCGCCCCACGAGATGGCCTGCTCCTTAGAAGACATGATTGCGTTCTTGGATACATCCAACGCTGTCTGCATAAAGTCTTTGACCTTGGTAGAGGCGCCACTGTCCATAAACGCAGAGTAGTTGTACTTATTCAGGTCTACGCTCTTGCCCATTGAGACGCTTTGCTCCAGCAAATCAGCCAACAGGAAAGAACTATCACCAGAGGTGTATGTGTCGCTGAATTCCAGTGTCAGGTCGTTTGGAGAATCAAAGCTCACCTTCACGCCTACACAGATAGGAGCCAGTGTCTCGTCCTCGCTGATACCGACATAGAGCTTTTCGCCGTGGCGCAGCTTATTCTTGAACTTCACGAAATCGTCAAGACACAAGAAGTTTGCGCTTGTCACACCGAATGTATAGGAGGGCTGCGATACCTTGGTCAGAATCTCGTTGCCGTATTCAAACAAGTCCCATGCGACTGCACGCTTTTCATACTCGCTGGTGTTCAGCGTGAAGTATAGATACCCCTCACTGACCGTAATATCCAGTTTCGTGCCGACCAACAGGTCGGGGATTTCAGCGTCTGCCGCCATGTCGTGCGCAACGGAAGACACCGTTCCCGTCAAAGAGATACACCCTTTCGGGAAAGACCGGTCGCCCGTTACGCCCGCACCGAGATATGCCGTCATCACAAAACTGTTGTTTGGCGCTTTTTCAAATGCCGCGCTGATAATCTCTGCGTCAATAAAGTCGGATTTGATTCTACCGCCCTTGACATCATAGATTTCCTTGTTGCGTGTATTGGTCACATAAGTAATGCTGGCGTCGCTAATACCAATCAGCTTGTTGACAACATGATTGCCGGTATCTTCATCGGCATAGGAATCGGTTGTCTGTGCTACAAAGCTGCTCTCTGATACAGCGTCATCCTTCAAATATCGGTCAAGCTGCAAATACTCTTCCTGTGTGAAGTATGATTTGAAATTGGCTGCTTTGTTTATCGTAACCAGCTCGCTGTATATAGATGCCGCCTGAGCTTCAATGCCTTTGATTTCTTCGTTCTTGGCATTGATTTCAGCTTGCTTTGCGGCAAGCCTGGCGTTCACATCATCCAGTTTGCTTTGCGGCACAAGGTCTCGTGCGATGCTTTGAATGATGATTGCCTGTTCATTTTCCAGAACAGTCCGTTCACTCTCTAACTCCACCAGTGCTGTCTGCTCCGTGGTTTTGCGCATGATTTGCAGAACATACTCCACAGACAGGTTGTAGTAAGGAAGCTGATAGTTTGCATAGCTTTCCTTCCACGCATAGTACTTGTCAATCAATGCCTGGTCAAAGTTATCGGTATTCATGAAGTAATCCAGATTGATGATTTGATTGGTTCCGCTGGGGTTTACATCACGAATGTTTACGCCATCGGCGCCGTTGACATCCAGCCGAGTGACGATGCTCTCCGTGTTTTCTTCGACCGTAATCTCTTTTGCAAGGTTGGCGTTGGAGATATAAATGGGATTGGTCGGCACCGCAGAAGACGCATCTTTCACATTGATTCTACGGTTATAGGTATCAAAGTCAAAAATGCAGTTATAGGAAGTCTGTATCGTTCCCTTGATAAAGTTATAGAGATTCTCGTCGGAGACCTCAAAGGTGCGATACTTACCGACAAGGTTGCTGTCAATGCTTCCAATGCTCCATGATGGCATTAGCTCAAGGATAATGCCAAGCAATGTGCTGTCCGGTGTAACAGGGTTCCAGAAATTATAGGTGGCATTTGCCAGCGAGAGCTTTTTGAAAGTGAACTCGTACTCAAGGGAATAGCCCTTGCACGCCTTTATTTTCTTCACACCGTCGCCGGTTTCTTTGGGGTTCACAAGGATGAACTGTCCGATATTCTGCAGTTCAACAATGCGCATACCAATGACCGCATCATAATACGGTGTAGGCTCACCATCCACCTGTGCGGGAAGATTAAACTCAATCACAGAGGCTTCATCATATTTAATATCAGCAGTGATATTCATGGCATAGCCCAGCACGCCAATCGGTACATCGGTCGTGTTTTTAAGAATCAACATTGGCGGTTCCCGCAGGTCTATCTTTGAGAAATCAACTACCATACTTTGAGAAAACCTCCTTTCTGAAATAGGGGAGATACAGTCGCCCGTATCTCCCCGTTGGGTTACTTATGGTTTCAGCCTTGAGCCTCGCGTGCTGTTGATACCACGCCGCTCAAATGCGCTGTAAAGTTTGTCAATCGCCACATCGGCAATCCGTTCGCCATAGGCCTTTGCATCCGTGTCGGCCATTTCACCGCTATGGGTAATGTTGACCTCGAAGTGCGGTTCAAACACAAGGCTCTGTGCGGTACCGCCGATGATGTCCTGCGTCAATCCGCTCATGGTGTCTTTGATACCTGACGCCGGAGCTGAGATTGTCGGCAGCGTACCGATAACCACCCCAAGACGCTTCGACAGTTCTGTCTGGAAATCAATGATACGATACAGGTTCTTCTGCTTGGCCTCATTCAATACGACTTCGCCCTTTTGCAGAATAGCAAGGACTTCATCCTTGCTGAGGTTTGCTTCGTCAACAACGCCGCCGTCGTGGTATTTGGGGACATTGCTTACCACGGTGCCAACACCGCTTACGCCGCCCACTGCGTCGCTGTATTGTCTTACAGCTTCCGCAGCCCGTATCCATGCAGAAGAAATCTCCGCATCGATAGATGCGCCGACAGATACGCTCTGACCGAGAAGCGTCTGGTAAAATGCCGTCCAGAGCTCTTCGGAAGAATTGACCGTACTCCTAAGCAGTTCCAGTTCCGCTTCCTTATCAGCTTCATAGTCTTCGCCCATCTTGTCCAGAGCGTCAGTCTGCGCTTCAACGGAATGGTCTCTCTGTGTGTCCGCGAGGTCTTTCTGCTTTTCTTCCAGCTCCTGTATCAGGGTGTTTCGCTCCGCCTGTGCGCTTCTGCTGTCATCCAGAGCAAGCTGGTCGATTCTGGCTTGCAGGTCAGCTATCTCCTTGACCTTGTCGGCAATATCGGCTTCATAGTCGAACTCGTCCTTAGCGGACTCAATCATCTCTTTTCTCAGGTCTATAATCTTTTGATAGGCATCTATCTGCTTCTTATAGACTTCCTCGATGTAGTCGATGATATTGTTCTTCGTCTCCTGAACCTGATAACCTAAGTCCTCGATGGAGCTTGCAGCATCGATGTTGTCATCGTTAAGCTGCTCTGTCACATCTATCAGGTCTTCCGTTTCCTTGCGAAGGGCGTTTGTCGCTTCCTGCAGTGTGTCGTACTCTCCGGCGGACGATGCCGTAAGCTCATTCAAGTGCTCAAGGTTCTTAATGTACAGCTCGTTTGTTTCGCTGTTATACTCGACCTCAAACCCAAGAGCGCGAAGGGCACCGACATTGGATGCGATGGTGCTCTTTTTCAGCTCCATCAAATCCCTCTCGGCAGCCATCTCTTCTTTATAAGCGTCAATCAAATCACTGGACAGCTTAATCTTTTCAGCCGGGTCTTCCGCATACTTCAGCTTTTTCGCCAGAGAGTTTGCCCGTTCCTGTGCAGCCTGCAGCCGCTTCTCTGCTTCGTAATAGGCATCAATGTCAGCGATATACTCTTCAACAGTTTTGATTTTGTCTTTTGTATCGCTGTCACCGTCTGAGCTATTTCCGCTGCTGTCGCTTCTGCTGCCATAAGAACTACCGGCAGAACCATAGATGCTTGTCAGGTCAAGCCCGCGCAACGCCTCAAGATTTTTGTAGGCGTTGACCGTTCGCTGTTTGAAATCTTCCAGCGCAGCAATACGCTGTGCAGATGCCTGCTCCTGCTTTGAAACCCAGTCGTCCAGCGTATCTGTGCCGACATAGGTATTTGCACCGTCGAAAGTGACGGTGACATCTCCGGCGTCAATTGAAGTGCCACCTACCGCACCAGACACTGCTGACTGGAAATAGTGAGAGATACCCTGCCAGTTACCTGTCGTAGCGTCCTTGACAGCCTGACTCAGCGCACCCCAGACGCTGGAAGCAATATTGCGAATCTTGGCAAACAAGCTGTTGCCGTAGTTGTTGGTCGCTTCAAGTGACTTGGAGAAGCCTTGTGTATGTGCGCTCTTAATGGTATTGGCATACGGCTGCCAGATGTTCTCCGTCGCCTGCTGACCATATTCAACTTCTGCACCCAGCTTTTTGTTCAGTGCTTCTTCGTTTACAGTCAGCTCGCCATTTTTCTCGGCCACATAGTTTCTGCCCTGCAAGTCATTGAGCTCATTCATCTTTTGAAGAAGAGCTTCCTCCTGCTGAACCTGTCCGTTGACACTCAGGTTCTTTATGTCGGCAATAATGTTAGCCTTTTCGGTTTCAAGAGCAAGCTGGTCATTGATGACCTGTTCGGTTGCTTTCAGTTCAGCAATCTTGGTATCCAGCTGGGCATCATACTCTGCCTCGTTCATCTCAAGAACGCTGTTCAGCAGCTGTCTCTGACCATCGATAGACCCGTCAACAAACAGGTCTGCCTGCTCCAGAAGCTTGGGATACTGCAAGGCGAGGTTGGCAAGCTGCTGCTTTGTCATGGCAGTACCGGAGTTCAGCCTGTCCATTGCAGAGATAATACTGTCAAGGCCATCCTTCGCACTATCCAGACCGGATATCATGTCGGAGAAATCGAGAGTGTTCACCATATCGGCGTTGGCATATTTCAGCCATTCGATTTTCTCTTGCAATTCCTCGAAGGTCATTGAGCCTTCTTCGGAAATAATGTTATAAGCAATTTCCAGCTCCTGCGCAGACATCTTGCCTAACAGCGCATCATACTTGCCGCCAACGCCGCCAATGGCTTCTTTGACAGCAGCAAGCTGCCGCTCAACAGTATCTGTCTCCAATGAGAGCTTGAGGTATTTGATGGTATCATCGTCAAACCCAGCTGCTTCAAGGTCGCTGATAATCGCATTGACAGTTTCCTGGAATTCATCAACATTGATGTCACCGGCATCAAACAACCCCTTCAGGTCAAACAGGCCGGACATTGCATTCTGCACTTCCGGTGTCAGCTTATCGATGAAGTCGTTTATCTGAACCTTAATATCGGTAATGGCATCTTCATCGGGAACAATCTTCCCCCAGAAGTTTTTCTTTGTGACATCATCAACGCCAAAGCGGTCAATGAAATTGGAAACAATATTTTGTGCTTCTGTGCTTAAATCGTCATAAGCGGCATTGTTCTGTGCAACAAGCTTCAGCTGGTCGGCAACATCTTGATTGGCCTTTTCAAGCCCATCTCGTGCCTCACCATAACGAACAGCAGCGTTCTTTGTCTTTTCGACAGCGGCTTCAAAATCAGAGAGGGACTCGAAGCCAACTTCCGTATAGTCGATAGAGGCCGCAATCTTTCCGATATTGTGAGAGACCTGGTCTGCGTAATCATCCCAGAAGTCACCCCACTGGTAATAGCCGTACTCGTTTGTGTACTTCTCCAGTTCCTTGCCAATATCGGTTACGCCCAGAGCCTTCATAATCTGTTCAGACAGATACCGGCTCTTATTGTCTCCTGAGCTTCCAACAAACTCAGGTGTCACATCTCTGTCATTGACACGGAACATCTGCCACATATTGTTGGACAAATCCGTATCTGTGGTCATAATGTCGCCGTTTTTCAGCTTGTCATAAGATGCTGCATATCCCTTGATAACCTCAGAAAGCTTTTCTGTGGTTGTCATCTGCCGGAGTTCGCTCTTGTACTGCTGTTCCTGCAGCTCAATGGCACGCTCAATCAGTTCGTTCTTGTCCGCAAGATAACCGTTTTCAATGCTATACCCCTCTGACAAAGCAGGAGAGATATCCACAATCGTCTGAACGATTTGCTTATATCTGTCATACTCATCAGCGGTCAGCGAAATATTTTCGCCGTAACGGGAAACACCAACTGACAGTGTCTCAAACTCTTCCTTCAGCGACTGTAATTTGTCGATATTATCGGAGTTTGTCTGACGGAACTCATTGAACGCATTGGTCAGTTCATTCGCTTTTTCAATCGCTTCATCGCTGGCGTTAATCAGATGCGTAATGCCTGTGATGATGCCCTGAATCACCAATCCAATTCCCAGCGAGATGAGCATATTGATGGCTGTGTTAAGCGCCGTGACGCCAATCGCCGCTGCTTTTGAACTTGCTCCAAACGCTTTCGTCTCCACACCGGCCTGTTTGCAGTACGCCTTGTAGCCAGACATGGAGGCCTTGCCACCGTTCAGCGACTTCAAATACCCAGACAGAGAATCGTCAGTGCCATCAAGATATTTGATAAATATCTGCTGTGTCTGTATGGACGAGCTAAGCACCTTGTTGTACTCAGCAATATTTTTGTTAGCAGCAGACCAATCCGTAATGCCACCGGAAATGCCTATCTTCCCATCAACGACATCAAAGATTCCGAGGTTCTTTCCTTTGGCACCACTATACGCAGTTACAGCTGCGGTGATTGTGGAAATCAAAGCAGGGAATGAACCCAGCTTATCGATGATTGCGGTCAGCGTTTCGAGAATTGCTGTGCCGCCGTCTATAACGCCTTTAACAAGCCCGGAGCTTACAAAGGATGCGGAGAGCTTTTCAAAAGCTGCCTGGAACTGAGCAATCTTACCGTTGATAGAGTCGAGATACTTCTCATTCTCATTGAGGGCAGAACCCGCAGAATCCGCAGCTACTTCAAGAACAGCCTCTGCATCTGCAAAGTTATTCAGCAGCGAGGCCACCACATTGCTGTTTCGCTTACCACCAATCATCTCCATGATGTTGGCTTTGGTAATATCGGTAAGGTCTCCCCATACCTCGGAGAGTTCTTTCAAAATCTGATAGGTGCTTTTGAAAGTATCTTCATCCAGTTGGATATCGACTCGTCCGCTGGTCAGCGCCAGGATTTCTTTTCTCAGCTTGGAGACACTCTCCGCCATACCTTCTGTGCTTTCACCAGCTTCTTCCGCTTCGGTCTTTGCTGCACGAAGATACATGGAAACGGTCTTCATTGTTGTACCGACCTTCTCAGGGTCTTGCACAACATTGTTCGCCGCTGTTACAAGGGCAATACTTTCGTCCAAACTGTTACCGGCGGCTGCAAGAGCGGAAGCAGAACGCACCAATGCGTCGCCCACGCCCTTTGAAGAAATGGCAAACCGGTTGCCGACCTCATTGAATTTGTCAACGATGGTCATCACATTGGCAGCTTCGATGCCGAATGCCTTCATGGTAGAAATGACGCTTTCCGATGCTTCAGAAATATCATTGATACCATCGCCAACATTCTTGTAGACCAACGCAGCATCTGCTAACTCTGCCGCTTCACTGATGGAGTAGCCCAGTCTCGCAAAGTCCGCTGTTGCTGTAATCGTATCGGTCAGTGTTGCACCGAGACTCTTGGCACGCACGGCTGCCTCGTTGAAGAACTGAGCATAGGTTGCTCTGGTCTCGTCGGTAACTTTCTTCAATTCGGTCATGGCGGCATCCAGCGCCCGCACATTGGTCACCATCTGCTTGAAGTTGTTGACCATGACCATCAGGCTTCTCGTCACCAGCATCCATCCGCCAAACTTCTTATAAGCGGATGAAATGATTCCAACAAGCGTATTGCCCTTCTTGCCGGACTCCGTAATAGAAGTGTCCAGTGCAGCAAAATCAGACAGCAGCTTTCGCAAGTCTGTCTTGCTCATGCTCGTCATGCCATCGGCAGCATTCTTGCTGTCGTTCCATACACCGAGCAGCTGCTCACGCATCAGTGTGAGCTGTTCCAGCTCTGTGCCATCAATGCGAGGATTCTTGTCAATGTAGGTGCTGACTTTCTTATAGGCGCTGATGACCTCGTTGATGGTTGCCATCTTTTCCTTATTGGCAGCCTCAGCACTTCTCGCCGCAGCGGCCTCTGCCGCAGCGGCCTCCTCCGCAGCCTGGCGTTCTGCATAAATCCGGTTAATGTTCTCCAGAATAGCTGCGCCTTCGGCTTCTAAGCTAAGCCTGTACTCGTCGCTTGTAGCTTCTTTGGAAGCGCGAACAGTCTCCACGCTCATCGCCCACAGACGATACTGCTCCACCAGCGACGCCACACGCTGGCTCTCGCTCTCAGATACACCGCTGTCAACCAAGCCGTTCAGGCTTCTCTGTACAACGGTCTTCTGGTGACCAAGCGCCTCCATCTGCACTTTGAACGCTGCAACTTTGCGGGCAGCTTCGTCTGCAGCATCACCTGCGTCCTTCAGTTTTGACTTGACTTCGCCGATGTTTTCGGCGGTAAGGGTAATGCTCGTTCCCTTATCAAGGTTGATTGTGTTAATGACGGCGCTTAACTGTTTTCTGAAGTCAGTAATGGCACCGGCACCGATTCTAATTTTCGACAAATTGACATAGAATTTGCCGCTGTTGCTAATGGCATCCAGTTCCTTACGCAGTTGCTCGCCAAATGTCTTGGTGTCAACTGTCACGGTAGCCTTGATATTCTTCATGATTTCAGCAAGCTCTTTGCGAATCAGAGCCTCGCTGTCACCATCAGCACCACCGCGAGCTACGCCGATTAGTAACCGTACATCTGCATCCATTGCCATCGTCATCACCGTCCTTTACGAAGAAAAGGCTTGGCACAAAGCCAAGCCTTTCAAAATTTATTGTTCATATATGTCTGCGGCAACCGCAGTTACATTGTAGTCGGAACCATAGTTCCCATTGAAGTCGCTGATTGCCTGTTGAATAAACTTCAGTGCTTCACGCTCTTTTTTGCTGCGCACCCATGCAAAGTCTTCGTTGTACAGCGAGCGACTAATAGCCTCCCCGGATGGCGAATGACCATTCCACCAACCATATACATAGTTGGATGCATGGTAGCCATTGTTGAACAGAGCCACAATGTTGTCGATTCCACCATAGCTCGTAGCATCATTTTCAAGGGACTCACGATGCAGGTCGCCGCCAAAATATAGCGGAACCTCGAATCCGTCACCAACACGAATGATGCTTCCGCTGTCCATCTCATCAATGTGCTTCATCACAGATTCAGGCAGGTCATAGCTTTTGGCTGTCATCTGAAGAACCTGTATGAACTTTGCAGCGGCTTCCCAGATACGCTTCTCTGGGACGATAGAATCTCCGGCGGCAGTTCTTTCCACACCATCTCTGGTGTATTCCGCCATCTTTTCCTGTAAACGGGCTTGCCCCTGCGGAGACTTAATCCATGCGTTCAGCTTGCTTGACAAGCTCATTCCTTATAATCCTCTCTTTGCTCAAGGAATGCCTGTACAAGCTTCTGCTCATCAACTCCACTCTTATCAATAGCGCCAATCAGCTTCGCAATATCACTGCCGTTTACCCCGGCAAACATTTCGGAGGTCTTTTTGGAAACATCCTCAAAGGACGCCGCAAGCTGCTGCATCTGCTTTTCAATCGCCATGATATTGGTGTTGCAGATATAGTCGATTTTCTCATCAATCGCCCGAAGGATTTCATCAAACTGGGCAGAGCTGATATGCCTGCTCACCATCGCCACGGCGTCCGTGTTGTAAATAAGTGTGTATCGGTGTTCCAGATTTTCGGGGAGCGTGAAGTTTGCATACCGGGTCAAGAGGTTACTTTTAATCAGCAGGTCTTTGACCTCCGGCATATACCCCTCGTCATGGAAACAGCTGGACACAACATTGTCTACGAATGCCAACATCTGTGCAATCGAAATCGTATGCTTGATAACGACCTCGTTACCAAACCAGTGTTCTGTAGTATTCGGAACAGCCTGCTCCTTCAACACCTTATCAAAAGATGCAATCGAAATCTTCTTCTCTTTATCAGCCATTGTCTGCGTCCTCCTTTTTGTTCTTATTGCGCTTTTGTTCTTTGCGCAAAGTCTGTACGGCCTCATAGTCCAGCCAGCCGCCCCATTTTTTTACATAGGTAATCCATCGATAGCGCACATCTGGATAATTGTGCCAGAACATTTTTCGCTTGATTTTAGCAACGCTGTCCGGACAACCCTTGGTATCAATCACCTCTGTATGTCCGTCGGCATACTCTATGTAGAAATCTGCCACATAGGTAATCGGTAACACCGTCTTTCCATCGTGTGTGAACTTTGGTTGCAGTTCATATTTTTTCTGTAGTTCAAAATGAACCACATCACCGCTTTCCACTCTGGGACAAAGCACATCACGAAAATATTTCATCTCAAGCTGACTGTCGAACACAATTCCTGCGAATGTTCGTTTGTCTTTGTCTTTGTCAACATTGAATTTTGTTCTCGCCATATCTCTCCTAATAGAAAAAGGGAGGGCGGATTACTCCACCCTCCCGGTTACTTATTCCTCTTCCACAGGTTTCTCACCGATAAGCTCAGCATTAACAACCACCTGTTCAATGACAGGCTCTGCGCACTTCTTGCGCTTGGTCTTCTTCTGCGGATTAACAATCCCACGAGATTCGTTAATCTTTTGCAGATAGATTGCACCGCACTCAGGCGAACAAGCTACTTCCTGCCAGCGAAATACACCTGCAGCTCGATTGGCACTACGGCAGGCTTCATATTCCTTACCGCATACCCGGCATTTTTTGACCGCAGAAGCCATCTGTGTCACCAACTTTCTTAGGCAACATCCTCAGCGTTTGCACCGAAGATGGTATAAGTCCACAGGGCGCCGCTGGTGCCGCAGGCGCCAGACAGAGATTCTGCCTCAAAAGCATGAACAGTCTGGTTATCGCCCATCTCGAAGCTGAACTCGCCGTTGAAGTCAGCCTTGGGGATATAGAACTGAATACGGAACACATTGGCGCACTTATCCTCGGCGAAAGCGTCAATGTACAGAGCACACTTGCCAGAGTAGTGGTCGCTCAGGTTCTCCAGAACATCGGCCTGAATCTGACGCATATAGAACACGACAATTTCAGTGCCATCAGCAATCTCGCCCTCGTTGAAGGCAAGCGCCTTGCTGGTGGGATTGTAGGTGAACACGCCCTCGGCAACTTCGGCGCCCTGAGTCAGCGTCTTGCCAAGAGTGCCGTCGGCTTTCTTGACATAAACAGACTCAATCTCGTTGCCGGTCGTACCGACGGCCTTGTACTGTGTGGCAGCCGCATTACCGGTAACGGTAAGATAATCCGTCCACTTCACAGTGGTCTTCTTATTCTCGAACTCGCTGCCAACCTGCAGTTCGAGCAGACCACCGGACACAAGACCATTGGTGCCGCTGACGGTAACAGCCTTGTTCTTCTTCAGAGAGTTCAGCTTGCGACCCTGCTTACCGGTAATATCGGTCTTCTCCTGAGTCTGTGCAATGGTCGCATTCTGCAGCTCATCCAGAGTGAACTTGTAGGCGCCTGTCACGATATCAAAAGCATTGATGGTCTCAAGGCTGGTGATAGTGATATCATTGATATTCATATAGACATTCCTCCTATTTATGGGTTAGCCAATTCCAATCGTCTTGGCTTAGGTCTTTTGCGCTGACTGTGCCAGCATAGATGCCGTGCATCTTGTTGTCATAGTCGATTTTCTTGATAATCTGTCGCACGCTTTCGTTGAACTGATAGATTGAAAGTTCTCGTGTCCCCTCAAATCCATAGTGGTACTGTTCTGTATTGACGAGCGCAACAATCAACTCCTCAAGTTGAGAAGCGTTTTCTCGGTTGCGCTGTCTGCGCATTTTTTTGCGTGCGCGTTCAATCATGTATTCTTTGGCTTCACCGTTGGCTGGTTTGCGATTATCCTTCTCAAGATGGTGAATTTTCCTGAGCGCACCGGCAATCTGTGCGTGAATGGCTCGGTCGATAACTACCCCTGAACTTTCATCGACCAACACGATGTTCCCGTTCTGCTCGTTTACGGCAGCTTGGAATCGTTTCAAATCAAGGTCTGCAAAAACAAGAGAGGTATCTTGTTCTTTCAGGGTGCCGACCAAAAGAAGGAAAAGGTCATATTCATCAATGGTGGTAAAGTCGATTCCGATATCATCAAGCTGAACCATCATATCAATCGGCATAGCCGTCAGCATCGCCACAATGCTGTAGTACCCATCTTCACATTCCAAGATTTCTCCAACCGTTGGAATCTTGATGTGAATAGCATCATTGATGTCGTACTCACGCCGATAAAGCATATTTCTTGTGCGCATTTATCCGGTCTTCCTGTTGGATGGAACGGGCTTGCCCGTGGGCGATACCCGGTTGAAATCCTTTGCCTGGAATGTCATGACCTTTCCCTGATAATCCGTCACCGGAGCGAACCTTTTTACTGCGTATAAATCCATCTCGCCAAGCCCGTAGTACCTGCTTCCGTTTACCGCTTTGGCAATTTCAGAACACAGCCTGTCCACTCTGACGCCACCCTTTGGCAGCTTCATCTTGCTTTTATGGGTAAAGACCCAAACATACAGAACGGGAATTAAAAAGGTTTTATTTAGCGACTTTTGTACATCCACATCACAGCAGATAAAGGTCTGACCATGCTCAATGGTGTCCGGTACATATTCAAAAGGAAATACCTGTGAATATACAAACCTCTCCGGTTGGTCGCTGTCCTTGTAGTTGTCGTCCAAAAGGCGAATGATTTCTGCATTTGTCAGCAGGTCATCCATCAGTTGGTTCTTATAGTCATAGAACTCTTCAAGCTGCATCAGAACCACACCTTCTTTCCGCCGGGAGTGTCACCGCCCGGTGTTTCTTCGCCATCTTTGCCGGGCTCATCAGGCGTACCTTCCTGCCCTTCTCTCGGGAAGTACTTGTAATAGTTGGCAATGTGCAGTTCAAAGTTATCGGTGTCCTCGGTATTACATTCTGTCAGAACATAATTCAGAACGCCGGTTCCATTGAAGCTTCCGCCAAGCTTAAACGGCTTTGTCAGACGATAGGCGAGAACATTATGAGAGTCATAGTCATCAATCAAGAATCTGCTTTCGCGGTTCAACTGAATAGAGTACTCATCCTTTGCAATCGTCATGGACACTCTGGAGTCACCACGAACGACAATGTATTCGTTGTCGCCGTATTCACCGGTCAGGTATTTTGTTCCGTCTGTGATGATACACCATCGCTCAACAATCGTTCCATCAGCCGCTACCCAACGCAACAGATAATTACACTGCTGCATAGTGCCTTTGGCGTACAGTTCGCTGTTGGCATCCTTTTCTGTGATAAGCCAATAATTGTCCATCCAATGCACAAGGCCGCCGTGCGGCAAATCTTCTCCCGGCATTGTACACAGTGTTTTCATATTCAGATTGTCCGAATTGATAACTGCTAACTCGCGTGGCTGCCCATCTATAGTCAGCTTGTGGTAGGACAGACTTGAAGGAAGCTTTGTGTTCAAAAAGGCACACTCTCTACGCTTTACGGCGTCCCTTTTATTTGTGCCGTTTGCCGCCATTCTGGCCTGATAAGTACTCCAGGGATTCATTATGACACCTCCTGCTGTACGGCATACCTCGCTTTCAGCTTGTTGCAAATCGAAATGGCGCGAAACACCTCTCGCTTTACAACGCTTACTTCGCATTCGGGCGTATCAATCAGGTATTGCAAAATTGCAATCAATGACAGAAGAAGCGGGTCGTCGTGAATTGCTTCGATAAGCTCCTTACACCCAAGCAGTTCCGCCTGGAGACTTCTCATATAAACCTCCAATGAACTTTCTCCGCTTTCCTTAATAGGAAGAATCTTGAAGAAAAGATTTACGAGGGCGCGGAAATAGTTATTCAGCATCGTGGCGTCCATCGGCACGCCCACCGTGGTCTGAATCATCATATATGCAAGTCCGTCAAATCCCCGTGGTTGTACGAATACTCCCTCATCATATTCGTAAAATCCTTTTGAGCTGCTTTGTATGCGTTTCCAATCCGCATCAGCAGTTCGGCGGGGGAATAGGTGGTAAAGTCTCTTGTGTTCAGGACGCTCTCAAGACTTTCCTGCCTGTATGTAAAAGGTTTCATCCACTGTACCAGCATACCCTCGGAAATAATATCTGCCAGCTCATCCAAATCTCCGTCGGCAATATCGATATCAAACTCACGGATAACATCATCGCCGGTAGTCGAGAGGTCGTACTTGCAGATTTTTCTGAAAGCTGCAATGGCTCGCTTCATGTAACCGTCAATCAAAGAGTTGCGCTCAAATACACGCATATTGACAAAATCAAATTCTGATACTTTAGAGAGGAACGCATCTGTGAACACATCATAAGAAACACTCATTCACCGTCACGCTCCTTTATCGTTCCACCAGCTCAACACCAAGACATTTCTCCAATGTGTTAATCACCCGGTTTGAATCGATTTCCTCCTCTGCGATAAGCTGCTTGGCGCGATACGCCACAGACTTCCGCTGTCCCTCCGAGAGCTTGGAAATAATATCCTCAATCTCGCCAACGGGTTTCTTGAACAACTGGTCGAAATCCTGAATGTTCAAAGAGTTCTTGTAATACTGTCTCATACCGAGATAGTCGATAACCCAGTCCTCATCAAACATGAACCAGTTGTTGATGAAATATTTCTTGTTGGAGTTCCTTGCGTTTTTCAATTCGCTCAGCTCCATATCCTGCTCTGCACCAAAAGACTCCCAGCTCCAACGCTCACCGGTGCGCTTACTCTTATAAACAAGACGCCCCTGAAAACCATTGCGAACAGTGATAATCTGATTGGGGTCAATCTCCTTCGGCACTACAGGCTTTTTTGTGGCTTCAGAGACTTCCGCAGCAGGCCGCTCTGCAACAGCGTTTGTGCCCACCGTCGAACTGCGGCGCGTTCTGGGCTTGGTTACGGTTTCGTTAGACATAACATCTCCCTTTCATACATAATGCGGGGCTCACAAGGAGCCCCGCTTTTCTGTCTGCTGTTTATCCGTTAGGCAATTTCGTAACGGCCAATACCGGCGTTGCCGCCAGCAAGGACGATGCCCATGCCGTACTTCTCGCCATACAGATATTCCTGAGTCAGGTCACCATTAGCGGTGGGCTCACCCATGATAACAATGGGGTCGCCTTCGTACACGCATTTGATGGGCTTGTCATCACCGGCAATGATGGTCAGCATATCGTCTGCCAGCACAAAGTCGGTAGAGCCGACCTTATGACGCTGGGGGGCCACCACAACGGGGGTGCCGTAGAACTTACCGGCGTAGCCCATGTTGTACAGGTCTTCCTTAGCCTTGTCGCCCATAGGAGTGACATCCAGGTTACGGATAGCCTTCTTAGTGCCGATGATGGTTGCAGCCTTGCCACCGGCGGCAGCCTCGACATGGGCAATCAGGTCGAGCAGCTCGTCCTCGTCGTAAGCACCGGCAGCGGGGAAATAGGTCACGCCGCCAAAGTCCTGCGCAGATGCATTGCTCCACAGGGCATACACATCATTAAGCAGCTTCTGGCGGAAGGACTCGGCCACCTTGTTAATGAAGTGGTTGAAGTCAACACGACCGGAAAGCACACGGTTGAGTTCCTCGTAAATCTTCACGACCTTCAGAGAAGTGGGAATAGACACTTCGCTGTAGCCGCCAAGACGCTGACGACGGATACCCTGAGTACCGTCTGCAGCCTCGGACACAATGAACAGGTTGCTGTCCTCCACCTCAAAGAGGTTCTTGTCGCCCTCGGCAACATTGCGGAAGTCAACCAGCGCATTGAAATACTCATCGCCCTGCAGGCCTTCCACGACGGTGCGGCTGAGAACTTCCTCAATCAGAGTAAACAGACCACTGCACTTACCGTCACGGATGTTTTTATAGTTCAAAGTTGTGCTGCCGCCGTTGGCCTCAATCAGAGCCTTCTGCAAAAGCTCCATAGACTGACCGACGGAATACTGCTCAACATTACCGTGATAGGCATCAACGGCAATCTTGACGATATCTTTCATTTCAGCCATAGTTAAGTCCTCCTCTCAAATTAGTCGCCGGAACCGGGATTGGCTGCAGCAGTGGCCTCAGTCTTACCCAGCTTAATGGCATAATAGGTGTAACGACCGGCAACCTCGACATCAACGCAAACGCCAAGACCGGTGCCAGCAGCGTCAATCTTGCCGCCGGTACCAATGCCGACCTCAGCACCCTTGGTGGGGACGGTACCACCGACAAAGCCCTCTTTGGTCACAGAGAAAATGTTGCGGCTGCGGGGAATGTAACCACGCACAGCCTTGCCAGCCTCGTTGATGTACTCGTCGAGGTTCTTCTTGCGCTCGTCATACATGACCTCAACGCCAGCAACGATAGCGCACTCGTTCAGGTCATCGGACGCAGTTGCGGCGACAGCCTTCATCACCTCACGCTCACCGTCTTCATAGCCCTGAAGCTTGACGATGACGCCGTTTTCCACCTCGGCCTGCTTGCCGTTTGCATCATAAAAGCGCAGAGAAACAAGGTCAGCAGGCTGTTTGGTACCGCTCATCAAATCGGTACGGATAACTGTATAAGCCATAATCGACTCCTCCTTGTAATTTATTTAATTGTGCTGATTTGGCTTGGAAAAGCCATACTCAGCAAACGCACCGCCATAAGGCTCCTGCGTCGGCTCTGCCCGCTGAATGGGCAGCTTGGGGGCTTTGGGTTCGTAAGAGAACTTTGCGGTCGTGCCATTTCTGCCACGGATTGCATAGCACTTTTCCTCCAAAGCCTCAGCCGTATAGTCCATGCAGTGCTCACGCAGATTTTCAAATGCCTCGACGCCGACCAAGTCTTCAAACTGAGCGAAGACTTCATCCCGCTCGCCCTTGGCAATGGCGTTCTCGGTGTCTGTCTTAAACTGGCGCAAAGTGCCAAGCTCGTTCTCAATAGACGAAATCGTGTCGGAGGCGGTCTGGTACTTCTCCGCCCACTGGGTATCGTTTGCGGTGTACTTCTCAGTAACCTTTGCAAACATACCGCTGATGGGGTCAGCCTGCCCGCCCTCGTCAAACGGGACAAGTGCAAGCTTCATGCGTTTCTTACCGGCAAAATCAATGACCACATGGTCGCCATCCATTGAGTAGGGGAAACCATAAAGATTCCAGTCCGTAACATCGGTTGCGTACACTTCAGACGCATCCCGGTCATAGTCCCAGAACCAATAATGAGAATCCATGCCCCAGCAGGTCTCAACCTTTTCTGCTTCCAGAGCACCAAACAGCTCCTGCCGGAACTGGCTTTCCAGAGCAAAGTTTTCAGCGCCCTTCTCAGGCTCTGCTGCGGGAGTAACGGTGGCGGGTTTCAACTCTTCAAACTTAGCGCGAAGCTCTTCCACGGAAAACTCCTCAATGTTGAAGTCAAGCATATCGGCAGTCAGGCCGAATTCTGCCATCAGTGCAACTTTCTGTTCCAATACCTCTTCTCCTCCTTCCGAATAATTTTGTGGGTGTATGCCAACCTCTTGCGAGGGTTGTGCCGTAGTAAACGAATCCTTGAATTCTCGCATCATCATTGCAAGCTGCTGTTTGAAATCATCACATGAGAACATCTCCAGCGATGCTGATTCATAGCACGGTTTTGCCGTGCCTAAGAGGCAAAAGGCAGTAAATTCAAATCGGTCAATGACATATACGCCATCGACCATTCCGCCCTCTTTCACGGTAATCTCCATAGACTCATCCGTGATGCCATCGTCTTTGATTTTGCGGTATGCTTCCTGACGCTTCCAGATAAGTGCGTCCACGCAGAGGTATTCATGCAGGCCGGAGTCATCTTCGATTTCCTCCCACCAATACTTTGCGCTCTCAGGAATCACACCCACCGGCTGCGTGATATTTACAATCCGCATTCCTTTATCGTCAGAGACAAGCTCCATATCATGTGACCCGATGGTATCTGACTCTCTGTCATAGTTGCACACAATTGGACAGTTATAGATACTCGGCATACATCGTTCAAAGGTTTCCTTGCTGATGAAGCTGTTATTGCGGTTTTTCCCGGTGTATGCTACACGGAGAACGCCGCTGTCAAAAGACGAATTGCGTTCAACAAGATTGCGCACCCCGGAAGAGAACACGATACTCATGTTTCTCTCGCCCATATCACAGTTCACCACCTTTGGCTAAAATAAAATCCACGCTTGCGCAAAGCGTGGGTTAGAATGTCAGCGTGTCTGACATCACATATCGAATATCCCCGTCTTCAAAATTCAGATTGCCCGTATTCAAGAACACGAAGATATGCTTCTCGGCATTTTGCCCCAGCATTTCATATCCTCTGGACATCAGCTGGTCACGAGTATCCTCGTCAAACACATAAATGAAATTCTCCATATACATACCTCCGATTATCCCCAGTCGTCAGAGTCTTCTCTTGACTGTTCTCCGGAGTCGGTCAGGTCTCCCGTATCTTTCTGTGGGGCACCACCCTCATCAGTTGCGGCAGTGCTTGCAGAAGAGCTCTGCGTAGAAGAACTCTGCAACGGCTTAAACCGTTCGGCAAGACCAAGTACATCGTTTTCAAGGAAGCTCATACAATCAACTTCACTCTGAGACAACCCCTGTGATGCTGCGTACATAGAGATAAAGGGAAGTCCGTACTGACACGCTTTGAGGTACATATCTCCCAGCTCTTTTCTGTTGAAAGGGCTGCAATCAAGGAATGTGATTTTGAAGTTCTTTCCATACCCTTGATACTGGATGAAACGATTGACCATATCCTCGATGCTTTTTACAATGCCAAAAGTAACCGCCTGGTCTGCTTTGATAGAAAGAAGCAGCGCATTTGCGGATGCCTTATCATTGTTGAACAGGAGCGAAGACACGCCAGCTGCTGTGAAGAGATTCTGTTCTGCATCAGAGATAGTGTTCGTATCGCCAGTATTGGATTTCTCAAAGCTTATCTTGTTGATAGGCATGGGAGAGAGAACACTGCCAATTTCCTCCGGCAGTACGGAATCCAGATTGCGCCAAAACTCTTTGGCCTTGTCCAAATCCATCTGCCATTCGCCATCCTCATTGATGCCAAGCGTCATAACCAGCATGGCATAGTTCTCAAGAGTGGTCTTGGTGAGCTTTAGCTGTTTATAATCTTCGAGGTCATACACCTCCCGCAGAATGCCTGCAAACGGGGGAATGGCATAATCCAGAATGTCATTGTTGCACTTGATAGCAAAAGAGGTCGGAGAGTCCAACTCCTGCCACTTCCGTTGTCTATTCTTCTGATAGACTTTGTACTTGGTCTGGAACTCTGTCGGATAAAACTCCAGATACTGCGAATGACCATCAAAATAGGAAAAGTCGAATGTCACATTCAGCACATTCCCCTCAATGGTCGAGATGGCGCAGTAATCAGCCGGAAGCTGCTGGATGGTAATGCTGTCGCTCGTGACCCACAGTGTCCCATAAAAAGTGTCCTCACGCAGACATACCGTCAATATCTTAGGAAACTGTGACCGTACATTCATTGCAGACATGGTATTCAAAACTTTTCTGTAATTGCGGTTGACCGATTTCATGTTGACGGTCTTGGGGTCAATGTGGTAAGGAGAGACGACATATGCAAAATCGGAAAGGCCAGTGAAGTACTGGATGAGCCTGCGGAAATGAGAACTCGCCCCGTAGATATAAGTAACCGCCTTACGAAGTTGCTTCTCGTATCGGTACGGGTCGGTCAGGTATGTAGCAATGTCATCTTTCTTATATAGAGAAAATGTGGGTGCATTGGTGTTATTGTTCAAATCCCTTGTAATCAAGTGATTGAGCAGGGCGAACTTTTTGGAGATACCAATCATGCCCTCCATGTTGGTGGACTTGCCATTTTCAGAATTGCTCACTCAGGTATCACCACCTTTCTATTTTATTTTGGGCGGCTTAAACATGAAGAAATCACTGGAGTTAAACTCCGCCGCCTTTGTGCGGATAAGCTTGCTCTCAAGCTGTGCCGCCACATAGTAGTTATAGCTAAGACTGGAATAGCGGTCTTTCCGCATACCAGCTCGTTCAAAAATCTTTACCCGTCCACCGGACTCGTCATGCTGTAGCTTGACCAACTCATCAACTAACAGCGTCGTGTGGATGTATGGCATCTGCAGCCTGACCTTCTCTGCCGGTGAAAGGCTGGCATATCCCCTGATTTCAGACAGGATGTTTTCCGCCTCATACTCTGTAACGAGAAGGCGTATCTTGCCGCTTCTGAACCCCTCACGCAGCAGCACCGCACATTCGGAGTTCAGCGCAGGGTTGCCCTTGATTGCCCAGATGACTTTATCTGCGCCCTTTACCGTGCATCTGTCCGCCATCTCCTGATTGTTACAACAGGACAGCGCAGGATAGATTTCGCCGCTTTCCGGGTCAACCATATCTCGAACCAGAGCGTCATATACGCCCAGGCCGAGCCCGGTACAGTCCAGCACAATATAGTCGCAGTCAAACTCGTCGTAAAGTTTGCGAATGACCAACGCTTGGTCTTCTGTATGGAGTCCCTCTGAAGAGTCGCCATAAATGATATTGCTCGTGTATCTCCCCGATTTGGTCGGAAGCATCTGATTGATGAACACAGCTGTCGCATCGTTGTTATGCTTCTTACTGGACATCAACGCAATATCCGCAGATAAGATTCGCTTTTCACCAAGCTGCTTGGGTTGAATTTTGATTTTGTTGTTGCCAAGAAGAATCGAAACCCGCTCTGGCAGCATGGGGTATTTAATGCGCCTGTTCTTCGAGATGGAGTTGAACTCAAAGAACGAACCGTCGGTGTCACCAAACCAAAGGGCGTCCATCTCCATGCTCCATTTCACTTCGCTGAAGTCAGACTCTGCCATCTGGTCTGCCACATCCTCTTTGAACAGCAGCCCCTCTTGAATTGCCAGCTGATACGGGAATCCACACACGAAGTCCTTTCGCTTATCGTCCAGCATGAATCGGCAGTTATCCTCGGCTTTGGTATAAGACCAGTGGTCTTTGAAATAAGCGGAAGAAAGATACAGCGTTTTATTTCGCTCCGCCAAATGCTTATAGGCAGGATTGTTCAGGTATCCGGGAAGCCTCGGATTCGTCAGGAACTTACGGAGAATCGTATCGATAATATCCTTGGACACCATGCGATACTCATCAATCAGCAAAATGTTGGCACGATTACCCCGAGCATTATCGCTGGCGGTAACGACCTTAATAAACGAACCGTTCTTAAAAACAATCTGTGCATTGGTTGCATTTATCTTGGTCTGTTTATCGTCAATCTCATTACACAACTCCGGTGAGCATGGCCGCAATTCCGTTTGTATCTTTTCAAGCACATTGATACTCTGACCCCGTGTACCGGAGGCAATACATATCTTTGTACCGGGGTACAAAATACAACGGATACAGCAGAAGATTGCCGATAGGAATGTTTTACCCAGACCTCGACTTGCGATAAAAACAAATGTTGTGGAGACATTCATCATCACCAGCAATATCTTCTGAAAAAGATGCAAATCCAGATGCAGGTAATCCTTTGCAAACCGATGGGGGTTCGCTCGATAATAGGCGCACCATACGGCAGCGCCGCTCATGATGCGCTCTTGCCGCGTCACTCAGCTATACTCGCTTTGTCCGAGCTGAAGATGTCGTTGAACATTGTCTCATCATCTTCATCCTCGTATTCAGGGCGTTCAATACGCATTTTGGCAATTTCATCTTCATACAACTTGCAGTATGTATTCTTGATACCAAGCATTTTACAAAGATGCCCCAGGAACCAAATCGTGATGTAGCGAACGATTCCATCCACATCCTTCAGCTCCGGGTCTGGCTCGGGAATGGGCTTCGTATTTTCCCACTTCCGAATCCACACACCAAACGGCGTCCCATCGACCGCCGCATCTGCGCCCTCTTTTTTCTGCGCAGGCTTCAAGTTCATGCTGCCAAGCAGCGTATTGAGGGCGTTGACATTCTTGTCAATCGCCTTTCCCTGCGCACTGTCACGACTGATTGTCGCTTCCAAAATACAAATCTGTTTATACAAAGACCGTTCACTCGGCTCCGCAACAGGAACGCCGTTTGTCCAGTCTTGATAGCGTCGCTCAAGCTCCACATAAAAATCGGATGTAAAGCCTGCCCCCCAGAAGTCAACAAGCCTCTGGTCAACCGGTGTTTCTTCGATTTCATCCGAAACCTGCAAATGCTCATGATAAACGCTGTTATCCGGCTGCTGACAGTTCATCGCAGTACCCTCTGCGATAGTGTCGTCAAATGTCTTGTCAATATATCGAATCAGATTGGTCTTTCCGATATAATTGCGAATACGGGAATTGACGCCTGCGGTGCGCTCCACCATGTTATAGATGTCTTCGTTCCAATACAGGTCGAGCTTCATGCACATTCGGCGCATGGCTTCTTTGTCATCGCCGAGGGAGGCTCTATACTGTTCATACATATCCTCCACACAATCGTTGCAGATAGGGAGATAGCCAGAGCCACGATACATCAGGCTGTGGCTGACAGGGAAATATCCCTTCTTGCGGCTATATGATGTGCCGCATCTGCAACAGTAAAACTTCTGAGAAGTCTGGAGGCTCATTGAGTCGTCTGTAGTCTTTTCAAGCTTTCTGCGTCTCGGGGCATCCGCCATTTACATCAGCCCCCTTTTATGATTTCCCTCCCACAGCTTAACGGCCATACGCATTTTATTGCCGGGGTAAAAACGGGGAATCCAGTGTGCAGGCACATCGACCTTTTCACCAGTCTGTGGGTTAGGGCAGCTTCGAGCCTTGCGTTCCAAAATATCGAAGCAACCAAAGTTGTGAATTGAAATTGTGTTTCCTTCTTCGAGATTTTCCAAAATTAGATTGGTAAAATCATCAACAATGCTCGTGGCGGCTTTCTTTGTGTAGCCATGCCTGTCCACAAGCTGCTGGATTAAATCGACCCTTTTAATATCCATCCTTGCCTTCCTTTCCGTTACAGGTCTGACAGTGATTTCTGTGCGTCAGACCGAATATCACCATTCTCGTCAAAGTACTGCGAAATCTGTTCCTCTGCGCTCAGGTCTTTATAAACGCGCACCATGTCGGCAGACTCCCACCCGACGATGTCTTGAATGATATTGTCCGGCAAACCAAGCTTGGAAAGATGCGTCGTGAAGTAATGCCGCAGACTGTGCCAGTAAAAATCTTCACCGGTCATCCTGCTAAAGGTGTTTGCCCAGCTGTTGAGCGTTGTCTCACTCATTTGTTCGCTGGTCGTTCCGGCAGGAAACAGCCATTCGCTTTCAATGCCGAGCTCTGCCCGTTCACGCATCCATGCGTCAAAATACGGTTTGAACTTTTTTGCCAGCGTGTAGCAGTAAATGTATTTGCCCAAACCGAACCCCTTTGTCTGAATCGGCTCGCTGGTCTTGTACAATGCACCACCACATACAAGGTTGTCGTCTTTGAAATCGTCAACCCGGAATCGGCAAAGCTCCGCCTTGCGTCGCCCACTGCACATAGCAAGAGCTACAGCACAGGCCTTTTTGTTTTGCCCGGAAGCAAGCAGGTCATCAAGGAGCTTGTCCAGAGCCTCGTCACTCCAGACAGTTTTCTTTCGCACCTGCTGCATAGCGGGATTCTCTATCTTCCTTACAGTAGAACGGAACCCCTTAAACTCGTCTTCATCATCCAAGATGTTCTCCACATAATTGGAGAGCGAAGAAATCGCAGACTTCAAGCGCCGCACACGAGCGGGTGAATTACCGTTCTCATTGATGAGCCAATGCTGGTATGCGGCATAATCACGCTTGGAGATTTTCGGGAAAAACTTATTCCCGTTGTTCTGCAAATTCCAGACCCAGAAAATATCAAGGTCATTTGCGTAGCCCGCAATCGTCTTCGGACTGCGCTGCACAGACTGCAGGTAAGCAATGAAATCCTGCTTCAAACGAATGTTTTCCGGGTTGACCTGACTCAAAAGCTCAGGGCTTGTGATTTCGTTTTGCTTTGTTTTTCGGGGCATACAAGCCACCTCGCTTTCTGTAGAATTAAAACTGGTTGCGGGCACCGGAGTTGAACCGATTCCTCAAGGTTTATGAGACCTGCGACTTAACCGCTTGTCCTGCCCGCAATATGGTGGGAGAGGTTGGATTTGAACCAACGCAGCCTGAAGGCGGCAGATTTACAGTCTGCTGTAATTGACCGCTCTACCACTCTCCCAAAGTATGGTGAGGTCGGAGGGAATCGAACCCATCGTTACCGCCGTGAAAGGGCGGTGTCTTAGCCGCTTGACCACGACCCCATATAAAGAAATGTTCTGCGTCAAAGCGAATGCGGCGGGGTGGAGAGGTTAGACGCAGAAGCCGAAAGCGACGCCAATACTGGTTGCGGCGTAGCCATAAATGGCGTTGCCGGTACTGCCAACATAGCAGGAGCTAATGCTGTTGCCAGGCCAAGGAGAACGCATCCACCAGTTGGCAGCGGAGCCACTCTTGTTCTTCACCTTTGAGTTACCCGCCTTGTAATAGGCGTACTGCGTTCCTTCTCCAGAAACGGAGTAGGTATGCCGAAGCCCCGATAAAATCAGAAGAGGGCTGCCCATCACGGACAGCCCTCACGGTTTGTTTATTATTGAAGAGGAACACTGTAAGAGCAGCGGACTCCGTCTGCGTCACAGACACATACCATCTGCTCCGCTTTCCCGTAGATTCGTTTCTGTACACAGTAATCGTCCATGCCGAGAAAGCTTCCCGCCATGATAGTTTTGACGCCCTGCACTTCATCAATCTTGTTATGATGCAAGTGTCCGGACAGCACTGCATACAGCGGAGTTCTCGCCATTGTCTGCAGCGCCTGCACTTTACTGGCCGAGCCATCAAAGTCGCCATGAACGCCGCAGTATGTCTTACCACGGACATCGATAAGATACATGGTGCTGTCGATTTTGGCAGAGCTGCCTTCCGCAGCGCCGATAGTTACATTCTCGAAGTTCTGCAGCCGTGCGCCGAGATACCACTCGACCAGGTCGTCCAGACGCTCGCCAAGCAAGGCATCGTCCTTATTAGGCGTAATGCGGCTGTGATTGCCTGCCACGCTGACAAACACCACAGATTTGAAGTGTTTGCTCAGTTCAGCAAGGAACTCTGCAATCAATTCCGAAACGCCCTTGATTTGCTCAATCACATTCTCCTTGTTGGTGACAGCAATAGACTGGTGAATATTGCCGCTGATTGCGTCACCGTTTGACCAGACAATGCAATTCTCACTGCCATGAGTCTCGCCGATAGCAACGACCCTGTCCAGATATCGGCACATCATCTCTCTGCACACATTTGAGTTGTATGTATTCCAATGGTTGTCCACATCCGCACCGTAATGGATGTCGTTGAGACTGACCAACAGGTCATTGTCGGACGACTCGATGTGGCACGGCTCATAGGCAAGGCGAGGTAAGTTTCCGTTCCTGACTGCCTCCACAAGAATCTCGTTAAGTTCCTCCTGTCGGGAACGCTCACGAATTAGTTTGTTGAATGCATTTCTCTGGTCAAAGAACTTCTGTCGTTCCTTGAGCAGCTCAATGCGTCTGGTCTCCAGTGCAGACAGCTGCTCTTCATCGCATACGGCGTCCTCACCGTCACGCTCAATAGCTTCGATGATGGTACGCATCCCGTACATCCTCTTCCGGACTTCACTGGAGTTGAAGCAGTTGCCCTCACCAAACAGACGCTCGCTCAAATCCTCGTACTCATCGTCTATGGTGTGGTCAACCAGCTTTCCCATAACGATGTTGCGCATTTCTTTATAGCTTGCTGTATTGGTGCCTATGGCTTACACTCCCTTTCGTTTGTCACGAGGGCGCTCCTGCCCACGCAGGCTGCGCAACAGTCTCATGGGGGCGCCCTCCTCAACCATATAATAATGATGCCGTTTTGAGTCGCTCTTCATTGTGCGCACAATGTGAACACGGGGGAACCTCTCACGAATGGCCTCTTTTTCTGATAAAGTAATTGCAATCACTGAACTATCATCCTTTGCTTCAAATTTTTATTTTATAGATTTGCTTTTATCATTCATTACAACACCCCATCAAACACGCCCTTTTACCTTGTGGCACAACGGTTTGACGGGGGCACTTTTTGTAAACAGATTCAATTTTTCAAAGCCTGTCTTCGGCGCATTACTGAATTTACAATCTGTCTTGTGTGAAGCTCCACAGCGCAGTTGGGGCAATACTTCTGCGGACGACCTTTGGCGGGCTCCTGCACCTTTACCGTCAGACCACAGTTCTCGCACTCAAAGTATTGTCCGCCATAATGCTTCATGTACTGATAGCCAAGGTTGCGGAAGTCCTGAATATGTATCGCTGTTTTACCGTTCTCCATAAAACACACCTGCACATTCAGGTTGTCAATCTTTTTGGAAAATCGAATAAATCCGGCACTGCGCAGTTCTGCGAACATAAGGCTCTGCCGTTTGATAGAGGTGTTGATGTTTGCCATCTGCATGACTTCCTTATCGGAACTGTTGACCCAGTGATTGTTCTTGTCGGATGCGGCATCCCAGTACTTGGCAACACACAACAGCGTGAACGCCAACCGCCGAAGCTGCTTTCCTTCAAGCGACTCAATCTTTCGCAGTTCGTTATCGGTGATGTCAACCCCGTCCAACCGAATCAATGGGAACTTAGCGACATTCTTTGTCAGCTTGTCCAGAATATCCGACCACTGGACAAGCGAGACGGATGGGTCGCACTGCAGCATAAAGGAGTCGAGTAGCCGCCGAATCTCTTTTTTGCTGTATTGGTTCGCATAGTAGTATCTTGAAATGCGGTTAAGCGTCTCCACGGGTTTCTGCCCAAGCTCGTGGTTGTTCAACATTCTCTCCGCCCAGTCATATTCGTTAAGAACAATGCTCATTGAATTCCTCCAGTCTTTTTTGTCTCAGGGTAAAGCGATTCTCGCAGAACACGATTTCTCCGGCGGGGTCGATAGTCGGATAAGAAATCAATCCTTCGTGCTTGTTCAGCAGATTGCAGATGATTTCATTTCCGCACATCTCCCATGCAAACCGTTTGGTCGAGCTCTTCCGGTAGCAAATGTCCAATACGATGTCGCACAGGGCAAACCGATTGGAGCAAATCTTGCTGCACTCCTGCTCAAACTCAGTGCGCATTTCCATCATCTTTGAGAAGGTGTCATACTCGTCTACCCGTTCGTAGTTCGCAAACACAGCATAGCTGCGCAGCCGGTGGTTATAATTCTCATACAGCTTCAGAATTGCGTTGTACTGTGAACGGGTATAAGCGGCGCCGCTTTTCATAACGGTGTAGTCAAACTCCGTCTCTGCACTGTGCCGTCCGAGATACCCGTCAAACTCTTGCTCGAAACGGCGGCATATCCGGTTCATCACACAGTCGTGATTACCCACGGGCATCCGGGACTCATAGTAGCGGAGAAAGTCCTTTTGCCGGTCGTTCAGTTCGTTAGGCGGCAGCTCCAGCAATTCATCTACCGTCATCTGGAATTCACGCATGGCATTCTTATTGGTGTTTTTTATGTATGTATTGTATTGCTTCATCAGCGCAGGATAGATAATACGCATGAAATACGGCTTCTTATCCGCTACGATTTTCTGATAAAAGCGGCGCTTGGCGGGGTCTTCAATGGTGTTGACGCTGTGGCGGTCGTGCCATTCTCTCGGCATGGGCTTGGCAATAATACCTTTGGCCTTGTCGATAGCATTCTGCTGGAATAACTGTCCACACTTGATACGATAATCAAGCGCCTCGTATTCTTCGCTGCCTTTTTTGAATTGCGCCCGCACATCAAACATGGAGGTAATCCAGTTTGTTGTCTTCCCGATGTCATCGCCAAAGCTGTCGATGTTTGCTTGAATGAAGTCTGCCTCGGTGACGATTTTCTTTTTGGCATTACGCTGCACACACATCAGCGCAGGAAGTTCTCTCAGGTTGCGGACGAGAACATCGTTATCGGTCAGCATCACAAGGTCGCCATCTTTGTCCATGCCATTCAGGGCATGGGCAGCAGTGTCCCACGAATTGAAGATAGTGCAGGTCGTCATATACTGATACCAGTAAGCCGCCACCTCGCTGTGGTTCGGATACACCAATCGAATATTATTGTGGCAGGTCATTGGTGCTCGATAGCAGGCAAGCTTCTGCGCGCCCTGTCGGCACCAGTACTGGTTATAGATTTCACCGGCCTTTAACAGCCCCGTCACCGGCATGGCAAAGATGTGCTGACAGAGGGAGTAGGGGTCGCCGGACACAATGGAATAATTTCCGTGTACCTTCAGCACACCCACCTTGGCCTCGTTAATGCGGTTCTTTATCATCTGGTAAACGCTACTCTGAACATAGGGGTCGTTAAGAATGTGGGGCTCAATCATCAGCGCCTTTATAAAGTCGTTTTCCATGCAGCCGACATTCTCTTCGTTCAGCCCTGCGCCTTTGAGAAACAGAACGGTTTTTGCCCAATCGGCATACAGCACATCCTTTATCTCATCCATTGTTGGCTTGATGAGCTGCTCCATATCTGCGTCATCCAGCTCATAGCTCTGGATGAACTGATAGTTCAGTGTTCTCTCGCTTTCCAGCTCTCTGGGGCAGGTCTTCGCCACGCCGAAGGTATAACCGTTGCGGAGACAATTCTGCACATAGTCATCGCAGCTGTCATAGGCGTCCCACAACTTCAGCATGGATGTTGTCAGTATCAGTTCCACATTCCGCACATCCACATCGTTACCCCATGCGTCCTTGACAATGTAAGTCCCTGCGATATTCTCGGCGAAGTCCAAAAAGTCAAAGGTAAATACCATACCCTTCTCCCATGAGAATCTGGTGTTCACTCCGCTGACAAGATAGTCAAGTTCAAGCTCCTCTGACCAACGCCTTGCCAGAGATGGAAGCATCAGGCCATATCCGTCTGACTCCTTAAGCTGCACCGTTGTTTGCTTACGCTCCTCCATCACAGGTTCGCCGTCGCCCTCATCGTTCAGGTAAATGATATCGGACAGGAACTCCGTCTCACAGTCGCTTACCACCAGAATACCGTGCGGCATAGACACAGGGATGGATGCGCTGCAAGTCAATGCGTTATAAGCTTCCAGCTTGGCAGGCACCATCGCCTTTTCCATATTGCGACCGTTGTTGATACGCCTACGGATTTCATCTGCGTGCCGTTCGCTGACAAAGACAATCGTCTCATTCTTGACGCCGCCGTTCGTCCCCAAGAGCCGCTGATACTTGATGCCGTTAATGCTGAATCCACGGCAGGCACGGTGATAATCTTTTTCCTTGTCGATGATTACGCACAGATAATCCGGCTTGAACTGGATGGTGTCCAGTTGCGCATAAAGCTGCTTGATGCGGCGGCGATTCTGCACACTGTTCTGCTCTTTGCGCAGACGCCGAATTTCCATCTTGATTTCCTTCGCTCTGACCTCAGCATCTGTAATCCCGTTCAGCTCATCCAGCCAGCGCAATACCTGGCTGTCTGCAAGCGAAATGACCTCATCGTTTCGTCGCGCCTCCGCTATGGGTAGCGTCAGCTTCCACTTAGCCTTTCGCAGTCTGCTGCTATGCAGTTTGAAGATATACTTCTGACATACTAACTGTTTTGCCAGACTTGCTCACCTCACAGTTGTATTATATTTAATTGCTATGATAAGGGAAAAATAAAATCCTTACTCGTAGTCTTCGGCTGTATATTGGAACCATTCTCGGTAAAAACGCATCCGCTCACGCTCTATGTATCGTTCCAGCTCCGCTTCGTTTTCAAACGGGTTCTCAAGAATCTCCTCCTGCTTGAGCCACAGCTCATCGGAATCTTCATATGTATAAGGGTAACTATTCTGCAATCGTCTTTCCTCCGTTCGTTGTGTCTATCCAATTTATGAGCAGCTCTCTCATGCGCTTACTCGGTATGTATAGGTTAATGGGGCGGTCATCACGAATGGCGCTTCTCCATATCCACTGCAGCATCTCTGACAGTGCGAAGGCATCCGCATCAATAGTAATATTCTGGGCATGGAAGAATTTCATGATGTTGGGGTCTGCAAACCGGTTGACCATGTATGCCACATCGGTACGGTCTTTGTACTCATTGGTCGCTCTGGCACTGGTCTGTAAAAAGTTCTTTCGGAACCTTCCTGTTTTACTGTCCACCAGTTTGTTTACATCGCTCTTGTAGCAAGTCCACAGTCGTGTATCATGACCACCGCCCGGGACACTTTGAAAGAACTTCTTCATGCCGTTTCGCAGCGTGCGAATCTCAGCGTTGTTATACCCCCGTTTGTCGTACCATGACTTGGACAGGGTATAAGTCTTGTCCCCAACAGCATTGAGCTTGGGACTGTCCACAATATGTATCAGGTCGTGGTAATCCAGGGGCGGCGGTTCGTCCGGCCTGTCAGAGAATCGATAGCCATTGGCGTCGCTCTCCACGCCAACTACTCTGTAGTCAAACCCGAAATAATCCAGGTATGCTTTCTGGTACTGCCCATTGAAAAGATAGGTCAGCATGAACACTTCATCAAATGAGCGAAGTAGTTCTGGGTTGAGAATGTTCAGCAGCGCATTGTCCAGCCGGAATAGTGAGCGGGTGTTTGCCATCTCCTTGTAATCGCTGAACCGCCCGGTGTACTCCTCATCTTTCCACTGGATGCATCCGTCTTCTAAAACTTCAGCGAGCTGTGTGACAATCAGGTCGAAATCCTTATCAGTGATATTCAACCTCTCTATCACCTGGATGCTCTCGTCTACGATAAGAGAATAGTGCTTCTCTCGAATTAACTTCAGCGCCTCGTCGTCCATCAGATAAAACAGCGAATGCGTTGCGGAGACATTGTGTCCAAGACGAAGGTGGAGCTTCAACTCAGATGACTTGCTCATGTGGTCGCTGTCCGGCTGGTCAAAGTCGCAGCGTTCGCAGATACGCCCGACCTCGTCCAGATATGGGGTGATGTACAAAAACCGCTTGCTGTCCTTGTGCCGGTTCATGTAACGAATAGCTGCCGACGATTTACCTCTGCCCATACGGGCGTCAACAATAGTTATCTGGTTCATTTGGTGGTGTCATCACATCCTTTCTGCGTATTTTTGATTAACCAAACCATCCAAAAAATTTTAGGACACAAAAAGGCCGCTCGACTGGTTATACTGTCGCTATCAACGCAGCTCCTGTAACCTGCTTTGAGTAGCTTTTTTAATAGCTCTTTTTTCAAACTCCCCCTTCTTTATAACCTTTGAATCGAAAATCCTTGCAGCACAAGGACTTTCCGAAACGGCCAGGACACTCGGTGTGTCCTAACTTGTTTATCCGATATGCGATTATCAAGGTGCAGCAGATGGTCATTAGGCCATCAAAATCTCAGTCTCTCCAATGTCACTATCGACCAGATAGTTGTGATTGACGCTGCCGAGGTTGAGGTTCCGATAGGCTTCATCAATCTCTTCGCTGGTGATGCCGATGTAGTCCAGAGTCTGAGCAGCGGTGGAGTGACCAAATATTTTCTGGAGAAGCAGCAGCTTGCGGGGGTCATTACCACTCATCACCATCTGATGATAGGCGAAGGTCTTACGCAGTGTGTGGGTCGCCATACGATTACCAAGACCAAGGTCTTTGGCGATACCCTTAAGCATGAGGTCAACGGCCTGTTTGCTGATAGGCTTGTTTTCGTTCACCCCATTATTGGACTGGCTGCGGAACATATAGTCGCTGAGGTGAACACCGGGCGTGTTCTCAAGATACAGGGTCACGGCTTCCACAACTGCTGTGTTAATGGTGATGTAGCGGTTGCGCTGACGCTTGCGAGTGTTCCGTGTCTTCTTCTCCAGAACCGGAAAGCGGTCACGGAAAGTGCAATCATCATTGATGATATGAGTGAACCGAAGCATACGGAGGTCACTGATACGAAGTCCAAAGTTAATACCAACAATGAACAGCATATTATCTCTGAACCGCTTTTGTCCAATCAGGAACTGAGAGATGCGGATGATATCATCCATGCTCTTGATAGGCTCAGCGGAGTGCTCGACGGCAAGGTCGGTATGTACCTCTTCAGCAGCGGGGGCGATGAGGCCAGCCTTGAGCTTACGGCAGCTCTGCTGGACGGTGGCAATGTCGATGACAGATGAGGGCTTAGCCTCCTGTGTGAAGTCGATGTGGATTATCTTAGCCATCGTAGCTCTCCTTTCTCAATCAAGATGTAGTCTATTTAATTATCTTGATTATACCGATATTATACCACATTCCTTTATGGAATGTAAGTATAATTAGTAGACAACATAGGGAAAACAGTGAAAAACAGAAGTATAAATAACAGGCGGCGTAGTTAAGCCCTTTTCTCTTTTGGACAAGTTGAATCCTCCTCATAAGCATCCACGCAAAGGGCTTAACCAATCATGTTCCTCTGGACATTCTTTGCCGAGAAAGCAAGTAAAATCAAGGCGTGTGGGACTTGCAGTAAAAAGTGATGGTTTGGGTCAGATGAACCGACTACATCTGTTTGCGCTGTCGGCGGGGGCTGAAAAGACCATAACCACCCCCCTACTTGCCATAGCACCGAAAAGGCAAGTAGACACCACACCGCCAACGGCGGCACAACGAACGGCAGACACGGCGGGGACGCTTGCGACAGGGTACACCCCTTGCGACTATGGGTGTATTCAAAAAAATTGTGTTGACATTATGGGCAAGTGGTGCTATACTTGTTCATGCCGGACAAGGCAAGCGGGACAAACCAACACCACAACACCACACCGCAAGCCAAAAACACCACCGGCAGAAAGGGAAACACGATGAACACGAACAAAACAACCGCACAGGCGAAAGCCAACACCACCACTGCAACCACCTTTGAAACCGTAAAACGAAACTATGAAACCGCCCTTGCACAGGGCAAGGACACCGCACAGGAATTGACCGCCCTTGCAACCGCCGTTGCATACTCTGTTTTGAACAAGTGTATTGACCCGCAACGCAAGACCGCCGCACAGCGTGACACCGCAAGCAACACCGGATTTAATCCCGCTATGGTTGCACTGAAAAGAGGGATTGCCGCCGACCTTGCCACGCTGGACAACACCCGCCGCACAGCCAACGGCGCAACCGCCAACACCTACAACGCCGACGGCGATTTAGTGACCGTGATTGCAGACAAGGACGCAAACAACGCCCTTGCGGGACTGATTGATGAAACCTTGTCCGACGGTATCGACCTTGTACAGACCGCCGCCCTTGCCATTCTGGAACAAGCCGCCGACCACGCCAACGGCGAAAAGTGGCTTGACACCCCCTACACCGTCCGCCGCCTGTCCCGCCGTGTCTATATCCGTGCCGACGAAAGCGCAGCATATAGGGACGATGAAACGACCCCTATTCAAGAAATCTATAGGGCCGTTCGGCAAGCCGTTCAAAATTCCCGTGCCGTTCAGACCGACCCCCGCAACGGGTACAGCTACATAGAGGACTTGACCGCCGACGGACTGGACACCATTTATTACCGCATGAACAAGTACACCGATTTAGGCGGGTACGACTGTAACGGAAACTACACCACCGACCGACAGACCGCCGCCGACTATGCCGCCCTTGTGGCAAGTCTGAACCTGACCGACAGACAAGCGCAAATTCTCCGCTTGCGTATGCAAGGCAAGGGGTACAAGGCTATTGCAACCTATTTGGGTGTAACTCAAAGGGCGATTGCAAAGACCGTGGGACAGATACAGACGAAAGCCACGGCGGCGGGACTGACCCCGCACGGACTGACCACCGCACAGGACTAAACCGAACACGACACCGCACACAAGGCGGGGGCACAACGCCCCCGCCCTTTCTTTTTGGACAGACCACCCGCAACCGCAAGGAACGCCCCACAGACCCCGCCGCACACAGGGTACACCCCTTGCGGTTAAGGGTGTAGGGCAAGACCCCACAGACCCCGCCGCACACAGGGTACACCCCTTGCGGTTAAGGGTGTAGGGCAAGACCCCACAGACCCCGCCGCACACAGGGTACACCCCTTGCGGTTAAGGGTGTAGGGCAAGACCCCACAGACCCCGCCGCACACAGGGTACACCCCTTGCGGTTAAGGGTGTAGGGCAAGACCCCACAGACCCCGCCGCACACAGGGTACACCCCTTGCGGTTAAGGGTGTAGGGCAAGACCCCACAGACCCCGCCGCACACAGGGTACACCCCTTGCGGTTAAGGGTGTAGGGCAAGACCCCACAAGGCAAGCCACGGAATACAAGCGGAGATGTTCGCCACTTCCGGGAATGGCAAGTCAACGCACTATTGAGCGAATGTCAATAGAGTACCTTTGCTATCAAAGGCGTCGCCGGTGCATGAGAGTTAGGCTCATGGTACGAGATAGTGAAAATCCCCGGAGGTTTGCGCCTATGAACCTAAGTGCGGCTTGCATAACTGATGGCTATACAAGAACGACTTTTGAAAGTAAGTAGTATCGTCCGAGTTTTCTACCCAAGGGTATTGCGCTCCGAGGAGCCGAAAGCAAGGGCATATAGGTATGAAAGCCGAATTTGGTCAAGTATTGCGAATTGAACAGAACAGTCCCCGATAGAAATGAGTATCGGAAATGGTGCGTGTTCCGTTCGATACTGCAACGGCTGTGGGGAAAAATATACCCCATGCGCCGAAATGCAGAGCCGGAACCATTTCAAATATCGGGTTTATCATTGATAGAGCCGCCGAGGGTTTTCTTCGGCGGCTTCATTGAGTGATAAACCTGTTATCACCCAAGAAAAAACTGTGAAAGGGGCATTTCAAAATGACCAGAGAAGAAAACATCGCCAAATTGGCACAGTTGCGCTCTGACGCCGAAGCCCTTGTCAAGGATTACAATGATGCAATCCAGAACGGCAAGTATGAGGACGCAACCAAAGCGGAAAAGGCTATGACCGAAAAGGTCAACGAGTACACCGCTACTGTCCGGGATATGTGCTTTGAGGACTGCAAAAACACTGATAATCCCATGCTCACCGCAGTCACGACCTTGTCCTATGTTACCATCGGGGTCAAGGACGAGCAGAAGGGCGATGACAAGGTTCCCGTCCGCACTATCGTGGATAAAGAGCGTCAGATTGACCTGCTCAAGCTCCACAAGTATTGCGGCAAAATCGGTGCCAACGAGAATTGGGCGCATATCGCCCAGAAGATGAACTTTCTGCTGACCGCGCAGAAAGCCGTAGATTTGGGTATCGACCCCAAAGCGGTCAATGATAGTTATGCCATGAGCGAGATTGCCCGCGAGTTTGACATGGGCAAGAACCCCGTGAGCAAGACCAATCTGCTCAAGACTTTGCAGACGGTTATCACCGCCATGCTGGGCGAGCAGTATAAGGCGACATCTCACGATGTCAACTTCCTTATGTCCGTGTATTCCAAGAAGAACCGCAAGGCTCTGACCGTCACCTGTTCCAATCACCGGTATTTCCGCAATTATCTGGCTGAGGTTTGCCATCGCATCGTCACCGGCAAGTCCTACGAGTTGGACTATCGTACCAAGAAAGACAACTAACTGCGGGTTTTGAAGAACCGCCGCCGAACCCATGCCAATGCTGGCAGTTTTGTAGAATGGGTAATCGTCCGGCGGTTTTTCTTATGCCTAAAGCCGCCAATCCACAAAAGGAGTTTTTCATATGTCCTATGATGTTTTCAAAGAACGGGTAAAAGGGCTTGTGAACCGTTCCGGTTCTGCTGTGAGGTTTTCTCACGAGGATGGGCGGCATATCGCCCGCTGCTCCGATGGCGTGACCATCATCGGAAATGTGTCTTGCCCACGAGTTTTGGTCAAATGGGGAAGCGGTCATTCCGCTTACGCTGATATATAAGTTTTTCGCATTGGTACGCCGTATGTAAAAGGGAAATTGGCGGCGTTAAATGAGGTGGGGAGCCAGTGCGGTTGCCGTAATGCGGCTTATCGAGTTTTCGATAAACGGTCACAAGCCCGTGTAAACGCAGAGTGTGGTAATTACATAGTGGGAGGGTTCCGATATGGCAGGTTATGCAAGAAAATCGCTCACAAGAAACCAACGCCGCCGGAAAGTCGTCGTGCAGAAGCTGATGGGTATTGCACTCATCGCAATTTGCGCCCTGATGTTTTGGCTTGCGTCCACCGGAGTTACGCCGGAGGAAAAAGACTGCACGGCGGTTCTTCTCATCGCCCCTATCGGGTTATATATGCTTTTCTCAAAGCAAATTGTAATCCTCTGATTTCTCAGTTTGCCGCCTTTCACCATAGAACTGTCGAACTCAGCGCAATAAATTGCAGTGTTTTCTGATATGAAAAACGACAGGAGTTTCAGAACGGTCATGGTGAATGGTTCGCAGACACATAGGAGGCAATATGGTTTGGCACTTTGGTATCCACGGAATCTTTGAAATCCGGCGATATGGCTTTGGCGGAGTGTATCTGATTATCGGGGAAACATGGTTCACCTTGAAGCGAGGTTCGATGCCGTAAGGCTGGCACGGTACGATTCCGTGGAGTGGTTTTCCGCTTAACGCTTAGTCCTTGTATTAGTGAAGGTAAGTGAGGGGGCACCCAAAATTCTGAAAGCTTTACAAGGCGTTGGGGACTACGAAAGTGTCCAAGTGTTATGGAAATGCTGCCATGACCACGGGATAAGATTAAAAAGTGCATCCTTGGAAGTCGGAGTATCGCGGCTGTATCCGTTTGGTGAAACTTCCTCCCGTTATCAACAATGGAAAGGGGCTTACAATGAAAAAGTTCTGGTCTTTCCTTTTGATTTTACTCATGGTTTCCTGCTGTGGTTGTTCCAAACCTCCGCAAACACTGACGGTAAGCGTCTACGGCGGTGAAACGGAAATCAACCATTACGAGGAAATTGAGAATGGCTTCCTGTCTGCGCTGGAGGCGAATGGTTTGCGCGGCTATCGGCTTGTCGATTCATCTGAGTTGACCACAGAACTGCTGGAAAACCGCAACGGTATCACAGTCATTGAGCGTTGTATTGGCATGGCGATAAATGCTGAAGCCGGTGATGGCGTGATTTTGAACTCCTCGGCAAATAGCGGATGGTATATTGCCTGCCCGACAGATGGCTGCTATATCCCGTACAAGATTGGGGATTACCAGATGCGGGATGGAACAGTTTTTCTGTCCTATATGGTATATAACCCTGACAACAATTACATAGACGACATTATGGAACGATATGATTTCATTCTTGATAGAGGATTGGAGGTCGGCGGTATGTATGAGTTCCGTCATATCAATGGGCATATCGAGGTTTTTCTCGATGGCGAGTTTCAGTTTTCTGCCGATACCATGCAGGAAGCATATAGCGAACTGAAAGCGGGTTGACTGGCTTACGGTTCATCCAATAAAGGAAAGGGGCTGATTTATTGAACAAGGAAGAGATGATTTCTGCTCTCGCACAGCGCACAGGGATGACAAAGGTAAACGCCCGTGTTGCTTTGGATGCTGTTTTTCAAATCATCACAGACACTTTGTCTGCCGGTGAGAAAATCAAGCTGACGGAGCTGGGCGTTTTTGAGGCAAGAGAACGAGCGCCGAGGGTCGGCAGAAATCCCAAAGCCAATGTGCCTGTCCCGATTCCTGCCAAACGGGTTCCATTCTTCAAGCCCAGTGAGGGTTTGAAAGCAGCCGTTGAGCGCGGCAAGTAATTTATCAAAAATCAAAGATTAGGAGAACAAGTTTATGACTACTGAAAAGATGACTGTCCATAAGGCGCTGTGTGAGCTCAAGACGCTGGATTCCCGTATCCAGAAGTGTATGCAGCAGAACCCTTTCGTTTTTGCCAACAAGCACGCCAACAGCAAGGTTGCCGGTGTGAGTGTCGGCGATTATTGTAAGGAAGTTCAGGCTTCTTACCAATCCGCAAACGACCTCATTGCCCGCCGTGATGCTATTAAGCGTGCGGTCACGCTGTCCAACGCCACCGTCAAGGTGACCATCGGCGGCAAAGAGTACACGGTTGCCGAGGCAATCGAGCTGAAGAACCACGGCGTTCCCCTGAAGCAGATGCTGCTCAAGAAGTTGGACAGTGACAATCGCCGTGCCCGCATGGAGGCCGATAAGAACAATGGTGATGTTCTGGAGCTGCGTGCCGATGAGTATGTCAAGTCTCTCTACGGCAATGTCGATATGAAGGGTGCCAGTGACGAAATCAAGAAAGTCCGTGCCGACTTCATCGCCGCACAGACGATGGAAATCGTTGACCCCATTCACATCGCCGATGAGATGGCTTGTCTGGAAAAGGAAATCAACGACTTCATGGTCGAGATTGACTCCGCTCTGTCGGTTTCCAATGCGCTGACCGAGTTGGAAATCTCCTACTGATATGAGCGAGGTGTGCAAGCCGCAAAGCGGCACCATCTATACCCGCGATGAAGCGATGCTCATTGTCGAGATGTTTGAGGATGTCCTTGACACCTACAACATCAAGGTTCCCTCTCCCGAAGATGACGAACGGGAGCCGGACAATGAAGCAAAGCTCTACGGAAGTGTCTACTCCGATTTGCTGGATAATGTTGAGGAGTCCCTCATCGAACTGCTCAACAGGCGTAAGAAACACACAGCAATCGTGACAGACGAGTTTTCCGGAACCGTTTAAGCAATCAACTTCGTTGCCGTCCGAAAACCCCGAATCATATGCCTTCTCTGTTTTGCCAAGTACAGATAAGTAAAGTGAAAAAGAATTGGCTCCAGCCTGCTATGCTGATATTTAATTTTGTTAAAAGGTTCTAACAAAATCAAATCTACATTTTTGGATGAACATAGCCGCCGTGCTTCTGACTGGTTAGACATAGAGAGCTAACCGGGAGCGGCGGCATTTGAACTGTAAAGTTCAAAACTCAAAATTAAATATTCAACGCTCAACTCTTAAAGCTTTTATTGAAGAAAGCTCAAATACTAAAGCATAAACACCAACCTTTTGCAAAATCCAAGGGCAATGGTTTGTCGGGTGTATATGTGACCGTGGGGAGTACCACTTGGCTGGGCGGTAACGAGTTGTTTATATATATGACCTCCGAGTAAGTATGGCAAAGCGGAAAGACGCTTGGCGGTTCGGACAGACGAGCAATCCGGGAAAGTGGCGAAACGGTTAGACGCGGGGTGAGTTAAGCCCTGGGAAGTTGCGCAACCCTTGTTGGTTCAAATCCAACCTTTCCCACCAATAGGGAACGATGTTCATGCTTTGTTTCTGGAGCAAAGAATGTCCTGTATTTCCAGAGTGCAGGAAGCAGCAAATTGGGGAACATCATGCGGCTGAGTAGCAAAGGGTTTTAAGCCGCTTCCGAGATGGGGATATAGCTCAGTTGGGAGAGCATCTGCTTTGCACGCAGAGGGTCGCCGGTTCAAGTCCGACTATCTCCACCAATAGGCAAGCCACTTGCCGAGTTACCCTTGAGGACTGGAGCAACAAGGTTAAACAAAGTCTCCAGGATGTTTTCCGGTATCAGAACACAACCGGCACAGAGCAGAAGTGTTTAGGGTCTGTGACCCCATGTGGCATTAGGGGTAGACGGTAAGGACAATGCGTGGAAATCTGCGGCAGCGCGAAAAACCCTAAAAAACAGCTACCTTATTGCAAAGGAGGACAACCGATGAAACCAATTAAGGTAAATGGCGTGGTCGTCTGTTGCAGTAATTGCATAAACCACCAAGTATCGCCACTGGATGAGCCGTGCAAGGACTGCTGGAAGGCAATATTTCACTCTGGCAATATCGACGAAGTTCGATTAGATGATATTGTTTTCTATCCTGCGGACAAAGAGCGTTTCCTTACACTTGAAAAAATGGTCAAGAAATATAAAGACCAGTTTGCGGCAATGAAAGCGGACGCAAAAGCGCATGGTATATCTATCGAGGAACTCTGCAAACAGTTTGCAAATCGCCGCACAATAGAGGTGTGGATAGATGGCATTCAATAAAACATGACTTTGGTAAGGAGGCAAAAGTATGGAGCGTAATGATTTTATATCCGGTGATGCGTATTACCGATACAAATTTGAGCGTGAAAGCAAGAACGAAGAAATCCAGCGCCTCCGTACAAAGATGGAGCGAATGAGAACTGATAACTATGTTCGAGTAGCTTATGACAGTGTCGTAATAACGGTTCTTGTCGCATTTATAGCCTTCCTCTTGGTGGGCAGAGGCTGAGAAACAATTCATAAGGAGGGGTGCCGATGAGCAGCAAGATGAACTACATACCACACATATCTTCCTACGAGGAAATCCGGGCCGAAATGAGCAACGACTTGCAGTATAGGCTGGCGAACAGGACAGCCAAAACTTCTCTCGGACGCCCTCTCTATTACCGCATCAATGTCCAGATGATTACGACACAGGAGTGTCCGTTCCACTGCCCCTTCTGCTTGGAACGGCAGAACCCTATGTCGGGAGACAATGATTTCGATGCACAAATCGAGGCGTTGAAGCGGGTTTTGCAGGAGCATCCCAACGCACGGCTGTCTATCACGGGCGGCGAACCCGGCCTTTATCCCAAGCACATCGCCAATATCGTTGAGACTTATCGTAAGAACGGTAATGATGTGTTTTGCTCCATCAACACCACGGGTTTCAGCACGGAGTTAAATGGACTGGCACACATCAACCTTTCACGCAACGATTATGTCTGGACAGACCCGGCTGGTTTTCCGGGGTGTACAGTTCAAACGATAGTTGAGAATCCTACGCTTGCTTCTATCAAGGACTACATGGAGATGGATGCCAGCAGCTTTTCTTTCCGGTTCCTGAGTGGCCTTGAAAAGAAGGATTACCCCGTAGACATCTGGAACGATTTGCAGCAGGATGCGGATGTTGATGTACACACATTCAGAATCGGTGATTTCTTTGTGTACGCAACCTTTGACTATGCAGGAAAACACGCCCGTGTAACACTCGGTGATATGTGGCAGCAGCGTCACAATGATTATGGTGACGGCTATTCCAATATCATTATCCATCCGGATGGCCGCGTGTCCACCAACTGGAGATAAATGGAGGGTTAGAATGCGACGGATAAGAGTGTATATCGACATTCCCAACAAGACAGTTGTTGTTAAACGGGGTTTCTTCGGTTCCGCTGTCCAGTATTCTGGCGGATGGTGGGATGATTACTCCATTGCAGAAATCATCAAGCATTTTGAGGAGGAAGAAGATGGGCGAGGACATGATTGCTGATACCCTTAATGTCGGCGATAGAGTCGAATGTATCCGAGATTCGCCTGATGATAACGATAGTATCTCTGTTGGGATGCAGGGCGTTGTCTGCATTATCGTTGACACCTTCCCGCATATCGGGGTTAGATGGGACGAGGAGGTTGTCGGAGGTCATGACTGTCGGGAATCGTGTTCTCACGGGTACGGATGGTTCGTTGCGCCCAGCGATATTAAGCGCATTGACGACAGTGACGAGCTTGAAGTTGATGCAACAGAACTGGACAAGCTCTTTGAAACTTTCGCAAAGGAGGTCACTTCATGACGGTTCTGGATTTCATAAGAGCACACTTTTCTCTGGATTCTCGGGTTGATAGTCTGTTGGTTCGGCGTAACACAAACGGCCTTTGTGAAACGCTGTATAGCGGAGCCATCGACGATGAGCGTTACATGAAACCTGAAGTGAAGTGTGCCACAATTAGAAAGTGGTGTCTTCCCCGGCGTGGGAGTTCTATTATCCTGATTGTTGAGTAAAAGATTCTGGTCTTATGCGGGTATGCTGGAATCGGCAGACAGGCAAGCTTGAGGTGCTTGTGCCCGTCGGGGCGTGTGAGTTCAAGTCTCACTACCCGCACCACGGAGCCCTTCCAACAAACATGACTGGGGCAAGATTACAGGCTAACGGCTTTCCAATAGAGAGTACGCCTGTAATGACAAAATAGTTAGTCAGATGGTGGTTGGCTGACCTTAAAGCCACTCTCATATGCAGGATTGGTGGAATTGGCAGACACAGCGGATTCAAGTCCCGCTGCCTTTGGCGTAAGAGTTCGAGTCTCTTATCCTGCACCATTAGCTTTGCCACGGTGTTGTGTCCTTTCAGCAGCTCTCTCCTTTTCGTCCGTCGTTCATCGCCTTCCTTTCAAACGGCAAAGCTGCTGTGGAATCCAAGCGTGTCCACCTTTCTGGGCGCCCCGTAACAGCCGGTTTATGCTTCCGTAGCTCAGCTGGTAGAGCACCGCCCTTTTAAGGCGGGTGTCATGGGTTCGAGCCCCATCGGGGGCACCAATTTTAACTCGCAAGGAGGTTATTTACCGTGGGGGTTCATATTTATGTAGCCGCAAATACAGCGTGGACTTTCTTCCAAAGTCATAAAGACCGTTTGTCAAAGGAAATGGTCGTCATCGCAGAGAACACAGACACACAGTATGCGGTTTATCTTACCGAGGATAATGCGCTTCCTTTGTTTTCTGTGTGCAAGGGTGATGCAAAGCCAGAGTACGAAGAGTGTGTTCTGACCGAAACAGGGTGTAACGAAGCGGCAAAGCGCCTGTATGCACAATATCTTTTTCCTATTATGATTGTTGACGGGAAGAAGTGCCCGCCGGAACCGCCGGAAGAAGAGCCGGAGGATTTGACTCGGCAGGATATGGAGGATGCGCAGTATGAGCGTGAGGACGAGCTTTCTCTTGCTTTGTGTGATTTCCTGTCCGTGGTCTTGCAGGAGTCAATAGATAACAGCCCTGAAATCATGGATACATATGGAGAAATGTTCGTAAACGAGGTATTAGACCACTTCTTGGAGTACCTCGCACAGGAGCAGTGCTTATCCATTTACCGCCCCATGATTATCACGGATGAAGAAACTGGCTGCGAGGTCTATACGGAGTTCCCGTATGAGGATGATGCCGGTTATCCGGTGGACGATGACGAGTTTAGCGGTGGTTTTTGGAATGATATTAAGGGCGGCGGTCTGAAATGACCCGCCCTTCTTTTATGGGGAGTTGGCCGAGTGGCTTATGGCGGCGGTCTTGAAAACCGTTGACGGTGATGAGCCGTCCGTGGGTTCAAATCCTACACTCCCCGCCACATTTTTGATTGGAGGTCTGTGAGATGCCAAACTGCTTGGATAATATGCCCTGGCGTTCTTTGAAAGGGCTTGGAAAATATGCGGCTGATTTCTTGCAGCTCGGAGATTACCGCAATGTTGTGCTGAAGAACGGTGCGCAGGTTCAGTTTCGCATCATCGGCTTCAATCATGACAAAACAAGCGACGGTTCTTTGGCTCCCATTTCGTGGGAGATGGTAGACTGTCTGCCTAACACTTACCCGTGGAATAGACGGGACACCAACGAGGGGTCGTGGGAGGCAACCCAAATTCGCCACCGGCTCAACGATGCGGACGGCGACATCCATCGTCTGATTCCCGATGAGATTTTGGATGTTGTCACGCCAGTCATTAAGCAGACAGCCGATGTGTACACAGGAGAAAATCGTATCATTGAGACACTGGATTCTTTCTGGATAAAGTCCGAGAAGGAATTGTATGGGCGCAATATCTACTCTGCGCCCGGCGAGGGACATTGGTACGAATGGTATCGTCAGGAGGATGTCGCATGGTTCAAGCTTCGCAACGGTAATCCCGAGTACACCATGTTGCGTTCTCCTGGTTCTGGCGGCAGGAATTCGTTTCTGTATTGGCAACAGCAACGGCACCGCCACCAATTCCTACGCCAACTACAGTCGTGGCGTCGCTTTCGGCTTCTGCACTTAAAGCTGCATGGCGCAGCCATCAGCTTTTGCCCGAACCTGTAAAATCAAATAGCTTTTTACAAGTGCCCGGCGCTCCGTGAAGGAGACCGGGCGCGTTTTATACCCACAACGGCTCCAACCTCCCCGTGGTGTGGGCGGATAACCGCAAGGTGAACCAATAGGAGTACATCAGTATTGAAGGAGTACATACATCATGGCAAAAATCACTATCGCAGGCGACGCAGCTGTCGTAACTTCCGCAATGAAGCTGGAGGACATCAAGACCATTGAGAAGTACCGCCCCAAGGAGCTGGTTCTCAAGGGCGGCGAGGACGGTAAGGAGCCTATCTTCGCTGTGGGTACCACCAGTGGTGCCGGTAACATCAACGCTTTCGGCGCTTCTTTCGGCGCTGAGACCCGCGATGATGAGAAGCTGGCGTGTATCACCCTGTTCCTTGACGGCGTGACCGGCGATGTCAAGGATTGGGTTGCCGACCGTCTGGGCGCCGCCATCATCAACCTCAACAAGCTTGAGGAGAAGCTGCCCGCCGTTCTCGATGAGATTGCGGGTGAGAAGGCAACTGTGATGAGCAACATCACGGTCGCTCAGTAATCACGGGTCGCAAAACGGGGCGGTTTACACCGCCCCGTTCCGTTTCACAACAAAACAAATTTTGAATTAAAGGAGAAACATTATGATTAAGGTTACTGTTGGCAACAATGTCAAGCGCGAGTCCGTTATCATCGACGAGTCCACTACCCTGCGTGCCTGCCTGGAGGCAAACGGCGTTGACTACACCCGTGGCGTCATGCACCTCGACGGTTCCTCTTTGAACCCCGGCGACCTCGACAAGACCTTCGCTCAGTTCGGTATCACCGAGAAGTGCTTCCTGCTGAATGTGGTCAAGGCCGATAATGCCTGATTCACAAGCAATTAAACCAGCCGAGCCGCCCGAATGGGCGGCTCTTTCTATGGGGAATTGGCGGAACAGGCAGACGCTGCGGACTTAAAATCCGCTGGTGCATACCATATCGGTTCGACTCCGATATTCCCCACCATATAACAAAATGAATAGAGGTGTTCCTATGTTCAAAACAAGCATTTCGTCAACGCCGTTTACCACGGAAGCTGCCAATAGCTACTTCACCAACATTACCGGCGGTGCTTTCGGCAACGACTGCTCTTTCCTTGCGACGCTTCGTGCCTTAGTTGCACCTCGAATCAAAGAGGGAGAGTCCGTCAATCTGGTGTTCGGCTCTTCCGATTATACGGCAGACACTATTCGGAGTGTTCCAGCGGACAGAGCCGTTTTGGCTGTCTGCAACAACTATGATATGAACGCGACGGGACAGGTTGTTGTTCATAGTTTGCGGGCAGATTCGGACAGCAATTTTGCCAACATGAAAATCATCGCTGACAAGTTTGCCTCTGTGTATGCGGGGTATCATCGCCTCGAAAAGTTCGCAGAGTTCTACCGCAAGTCTTTCGCCGTAGATTGCTATATCAATCCCGAACTTAAAAGCGTTATTATCTTTGCGGACAGCCTCGACATCCGCAAAATGCACTACCTGCAGGTTTCTATCCTTGCATTCCTGCCGTGGTATCTGAACCAGCAGGAGGGCATCACTGAGGATGAACTTGCGTTGGTCAAGTCCCTTCGTGAGAAGAACTCAGAAGAGTATGAACGCTGTCTTGCCAAACTTGCAGAACGGTATGATTTCCGAACCGCAAGAATCCGCCAGCTGTTGAAGGGGTTTGAAACCCGCTATGAGCAGATTGAGTGCGACCGGGTCAGGCAGATGATTCAGAACATTGATAGAGAAATCACCCGCCTGAATGACAATATCGGTGAACAGTTCACGAAGCGTAATGAGCAGTGCATTCGTTTGCTGGGGCTTGAGCAGAAAGTTGCCGATGGCGGTGAGGACTCCGAAATCATGGAGTACTTCCTGTGTAATACCAAGCTGGTTCTGGAGCGTGTGACCAACACCGATATGTATTTCACGGTCAAGGACTGCCTGGAATATTTTGACCGGGATATGGCGGAGCGAATCATCAATCGTGCTACCAGCTTCGTTTATCGTCCTGATGGTGGTTCCGGCCATACAGGTGCAGCTGCTGAGAAGATGAAAAGGCTGATGACTGAAATCTTTGTCAGCGAAGAGCCACGTTTGAAAATTCGTGTCTGCGCATCGTATCGCTTTGATCTCAACGGCAGCGTTTCTCCGCAGGGGCATCGGAGCTTTGGCGCAGAGTACGCTGATTATCTTCCCAATCCCCACATCAGCGACTACAACTGCATGGGCAACTATACCACCACTATCAACAGGCTCCTCAAGAATCACGATTACATCGGTGCGTTGGAGCAGTGCATTGCTTCCTGCAAGAGTCTTAACTGGGGTGACTCTGCGGTTATGACTTCGTTTATGCGGTCTATGTGGGGCAACGGCAGCAACAATCGCTGCATCGAACTGCCTGATGGTCGTGTTGTAAAGCCCAACGAAGCCATCACTTGGTTGGAGCAGCAAGAAGCACAGACAAATGAGTAAGCGGAGGAGGCGCAAAATGAGTAAACCCATTAAGATGACCGAGCAGTACATGGCTGAGTGCCGTGCGGACTTTGAAAAGGCTCTGCAACTCACAAAGCTTGCAGATGGAAAACTGTCATTCACGAAGGTGTTCACCTGTGGTGACAGAAAAGCAACTGTCGTCTTTACCGCTGGAGCATGGGCAAAGATGGCACTCCTTATCAAGGAGTTCGATAAAGAGGTCGCTTGGCATGGTGTTGCACATCGTGCAGCCGACGAAGCCGTAGATGAGTACATCATCGAAGACATCGTGGTTTATCCGCAGGAGGTTTCTGGCACCACGGTTGAGATGGATACCGAGAAGTACGCTGAGTGGTTGATGCAGAATGCAGACGATGAGCGTTTCAACAACATTCATATGCAGGGGCATTCCCATGTCAATATGCCGACCAGTCCTTCCTCTGTAGACCTCAATCATCAGGAGGAAATCCTCAATATGCTGGGGGACGATGATTTCTACATCTTCATGATTTGGAACAAGTCGTTTGTCAGTACAAATAAAATCTATGACCTCAAGAAGAATGTCCTGTTTGAAGATAAGGACATCACCGTCAAGCTTGAGGGTGAGCATGAGGGGCTGGCCGAGTTCCTCAAGACCGCCAAGGATATGGTCAAGCAGAAAAGCTATACCTATGGCAACTATGGCGGATATGGCGGCTACAGTGGCAATCGCCCGCCTTATTCCGGCGCCCCTTACAATCCTCTTCCGGGAAGCAAAAAGGATGAGAAAGAGGACAAGGGCGGTAAGAAGTCCGATAAGAAGTCTGACGATAAGAAATCGGACAAGAAGTCTGAAAAGTCCGGCGAGAAACCGCGCACAAGAATCGGTGCGGGTTGGCAAGGAAAGAACGCCAGTCAGCAGTCCATGTGGGACGAAGATGACGATGACTCTGTGTATCACTATGGAGGCTACAGCGACCAGTATCTTGGAGGTGAGTAATAATGGCGATGGATTTGTCTAAAAGCTACGAGTATTTTCAGCCTGAAAAGGTTGAGGCTCGCATTAACATTGTTGGATGTGGTTCTGTCGGCGCAACACTGGCAGAGAACCTCGTCCGTCTTGGCATCACCAATCTCGCCCTGTGGGATATGGATGTCGTGAATCCGCACAATCTGGCAAACCAGATTTTCCGCCAGCAGGATATCGGTCGCCCCAAAGTGGAGGCTCTGGCAGATATTCTGTTTGAAATCAATCCCGAAATCAAAGATGACCTCAAGCTTTACGGCAAGGGGTGGAGTGGTCAGCAGCTTTCCGGCTATGTCTTCCTCTGCGTGGACAATATCGAACTGCGCCGCCAGATTGTTGAAAAGCATTTTGACAATCCTTATGTCAAAGCGATGCTGGATTTCCGAACTCTGCTGGAATCCGCACAGCATTATGCTGCTGACTGGTCTGACTACAAGATGAAGAAAGACCTGTTGAACTCCATGAATTTCAGTCATGAAGAAGCGGCTGAGGAAACGCCTGTCTCCGCCTGCGGCATTACGCTGGGTGTTGCACCGACTGTCAGAGCTATCTGCGCACTTGGCGTTGCCAACTTTGTCAACTTCATTCGTGGCAAGGGGTTGAAAAAGCTTATCATCTTGGATGCGTTCAACTTTATGTTGGACGCTTTTTAATCAGCAATGAGAAACGAAAGGAGGGCGGTGCATTATGGATACTACCGTTGAACGCCTTAAGGTCGGCACACCGGTCATCATTGGCTCTTACGGTGTCAACAATGATGAGCCGCACCCTGTTGTTTGGCTGAAAGGCAGTCCAAACTGCGATTTTATCACCGAGTGTGCCGTGGATTATCTTTGCTTTGATGCACCGGAAAGAACTGGAGACGGCAGGCGCAATCTTGGCAATCCCGACTATCGTCTGTCCAATATTCATACATACCTAAACAGCGACAGAGACGATTGGTTTCGCAAAACTCATGAAGCAGATGCCCCTCCGAATAATGTTTTCAGCAACCGAGCACAAAGCTATCGCAACCATTATGGGTTTCTATACTTCTTTGAAGATTATGAACTCGATAGCTTGCAGATGCAGCAGTATGTGGTTGACGGTGAGACGCTCAGTTCCCTCATTCGACTTCCTACCATCACCGATATCCTTGATGACCAATTGAAGTTGAAGCTGTTTTCCAAGAAAGGCATTCGTCCCAAAGCAACAGAAGACTGTGCTAACAAAAAAGGCCGGTTTGGTAATTTCAGTTGGGAGTCTTACATGAATTTCTGGTTGGCAGGCAAGCAGGATGGATTCAGAGACTATGCTTTGGCTCTTAGTAGGTCTGGGTATTGTGAGAGGAAATATCCCCGTGACTGCGCGGGGCTTAGGCCGATGTGTCGGCTGAAACCGGAAACAGTGGTAGAGGTTGATGAAAACGGCGTAGCCCACATCAAACCATACGCATTGAAAAACGAAACCTGCACAGATGCAGAACTGTTCGAGCTATTAGGTGTGGCGCAGCCTTAAAATGCGCCATTGAACTGTAACGAATTACCCTTTTCGGGGGCTTCACGCCAAAGGCTGAAGTAACAAATTGTCGGGGAGGAAAACACCGCCTGCCCAGAAGGATGACCATCGACTCCTCCGGGGTCACCGAAGGCACCTTGGACATCCACCAGGGAACCAACAGCCGGAATAGCACAGCAAACCTGGCTTGTCAAGTATTATCCTACACAAAACCCACCCAAATCACGACAATTATTCTCAACTTAACTAAAAAGATACTGGCAGATGCAGCTCACTCAGCTCCCTGCAGATGAGCTTCTTTTGATTCAAACGCAGCAACACTCATGTAGGTTACAGTTACGACTATGAAAAGGAGGCATAGGGCGATGGTATATATCACGGTCATGCAATCCCCGATTTATCACCAAATGACACTGGAAGAGTTTCTCTTTCAAAACTTCCAAGCGCCAACCATATTAAACACAAATGTTTCTAATACACGAACCTATGCATATGAAACGGTAAGTGAGCATTTCACAAGCCGCATTGATACGGACGCTCTTATCTGCAAACTGGTGCGCTTTAATGAGCAAACGGAGGCGCTTCGCGCACAGGAACGCAGTACTTTGTATGAAACATTCCACATCCCCAAAAAGTCTGGTGGTTTGCGTCGTATTGATGCCCCTAAACCGGAGCTGATGAACGCATTGCGGAATCTCAAGACTATTTTTGAGGAAGATTTCCATGCGTTGTATCACACTTCTGCATTCGCCTATGTAAAAAACAGATGTACGGTTGATGCGGTCAAGCGCCATCAGAAAAACAACAGCAAATGGTTCGGCAAGCTGGATTTGCACGATTTCTTTGGTAGCACCACGCTGGATTATGTTATCAAAATGCTTTCTATGGTGTTCCCATTCAGCGAAATCGTAAAGTTTCCCAACGGCGAGGCAGAGTTGCGGAAGGCCTTGGATTTGGCTTTTCTCAATGGAGGTCTGCCGCAGGGAACTCCACTTTCTCCGCTGATTACCAATGTGATGATGATTCCTGTTGACTATAAGCTTGCCAATGCATTCCGTGATTTTGACAAGCAGCGGTTCATTTACACCAGATATGCCGATGACTTCATCATTTCGTCTAAGGTTGATTTCGATGTGCATCGTGTAGAAAAACTCGTGGTGGATACGCTGCATGAATTTGGAGCGCCGTTCACCATCAACGAAAGCAAAACGAGATACGGCTCTTCCGCAGGTCGTAACTGGAATCTTGGTGTTATGCTCAACAAGGACAATGAAATTACTGTCGGCCATAAGAAGAAGCGCCAGTTCCAGTCCATGCTTTACAACTACATTACCGATAAACGCAAGGGCATCTCGTGGCCGAGAGAAGATGTGCAAACTATGCAGGGCTTACATAGCTACTATCGCATGGTAGAGCCGGAGACTATCGATGCCATCGTGAAGCACACCAACGAAAAAATGGAGACAGATGTCCTGCGGCTTATCAAAGACGATTTAAGATAATCCCTTTGGCGGTTTGAGGTTAAACCGCCATCTCCTGTAATGGATAATTGCGAAAGCAATGCTTATCGCCAAAGGCATAAGTAACAACTTGCTGGGAAGGAACACCCCGCCTCTTCCTGAAGACCGGCTGCTGACGCGGCTCCGACCCAGTCGGGCTCGTCATCAAGCACGAGAAATAGAATCAGAGGTCATTGCGGCACAATGGACTCCACACCAGCAGAGAATTAAAATAGGAACTAACCGCACCTGCAATGCGCTCCAGGCGCCTCGCATCCGGCACGCTTATCCTATGTAGATTACAGGAACACCAAAATCATTTGCAATGAATAACATCCCGAAAGGAATGTGCTTTGCGCCAAAGGCCAAAGTAACAATTTGTTGGGAAAGCAAAGGCCGCCCGCCCCGAAGGCGGAACGAAGGTTCAGAGCGCATCGCCGGTAGAGTACACCTCGGCAGAAGTGAGCATTAGGCGCACGAAATACAACAAGGAAGATAAAACACTGAGCCACAAGCGCTTCCCGACAGCGCTATATCCCCGTTGAAATCACCCGCTCGAAGCAACCGGGCCGTCGCCGGTCACCGGTCTCCAGGTACACGCTCCATGTAGATTGCAAATGAAGAAAGGAATCGGGTTCCATGATATATGTAACAGGTGATACTCACGCCAATATCGATATTGAAAAACTTAACACAACAAAATTCCCGCAGCAGAAAAATCTGACAAAAGATGATTACCTGATAATATGTGGCGACTTTGGATTGTGCTGGGACGGTTCACGCAGAGAAATGTGGTGGCAGGACTGGCTCACAGCCAAAAATTTCACCACTCTCTGGATTGACGGAAACCACGAAAACTTTGATATGCTATACCAGTTCCCGTTAGAGGATAGGTTCGGCGGTAAAGTCAGGCAAATTGCACCGGACATTTATCATTTGGACAGAGGTCAGGTTCTTACCATTGACGGTAGAAAAATCTTCTGTATGGGCGGTGCTCGCTCAGTGGACAAGGCGTATCGCACGGAGCATATTTCATGGTGGCAGCAGGAGATGCCGTCAAACGAGGAGATGGAACATGCAGTTTGTGCTCTGGAGCAGAACAACTGGACAGTTGATTATGTTGTAACGCACTGCGCTCCCCGCAGCATCCAGACAATGCTGGCAAGTTGGTATGAAAACGACCCGATGGTCAGTTTTTTGGAACGCATTCGTCAAGACCTTCATTTTAAGCGGTGGTACTTCGGTCACTACCATGTGGACAAACAGCTCAACGACCAGTTTGTCGCCCTGTACAATCGGGTAATTCCGATTTCAGATATGCAGATGTGGCGGAATAGGTAGACGCTACAAATTACAGACAGGATGCCGACCTCTCAAATGGCGGAGACCGATGCGCTGTAAGGTCATGCGGGGTGCAAATCCCCGCCATCTGCGCCATCGGCATGGCATTGCCGTGGAAAGGACTAATGTTTCTCCAGAATTATGCCGGTGTGCCGACACATAGAAAGTGGCTGGGCTGTGCAGAGCCTGTAGAGACGGAATCTGCAACGCAGATACAAACCTGCGTTACCAAAGAGTCGCGCTGGCAGACCGCAAGTTCGCAATAGTCTGCCACTTATACGGGCGAATGTTCCAAGGCTGGCGAGGCGGTCTCCAAAATCGCTTGTGGTGGGTTCGATTCCCAACCGTCCGTGCCAGAGGCTGGGTAGCGCCCAGATGATGTGAGAGATTATCGGCTTACCTCACAGAGAATAACAATGCCCGCTGAAAACTGCGCGAGGAGATGCGTCTCCCTTGTGATTTAGCCCAAGAGTGGCCGGTTGGTATGCTTGCGGGGCGCCAGCCGCACATGAGCGTGTGACAATCTAAGCGGGAAGCCGACCAATGCTGGAATAGCTCAACTGGTAGAGCAACGCTCTCGTACAGCGTAGGTTCTCGGTTCGATTCCGAGTTCCAGCTCCATTTGCTGGTGTAGCTCAGTTGGTAGAGCATCGGTTTTGTACTCCGAGGGTCGCGGGTTCGAGCCCTGTCACCAGCTCCACAAAACATATGGGAGGGTTGGTAATGTATCTGTATCATGGCACGCCAGTTTCATTTACTGTACCGTCCTTATCTTTTTGCAAGCCGTACCGCGATTTCGGGTGCGGCTTTTATCTTACCCCAAACTATTTTGACGCATTACCGATGGCAATCAAGCACTCAACCGCAGGTTTCATCCAGACATATACCGTAAAGGATTTGGGTGGTCTATCGGTGTTAGAGTTTGCGGGCTACTCCGAAGCATGGCTGCGGTTTGCTGTAGCATCTCGGCTGGGCTATACTTCCACTGAGTATGATTTGGTTATTGGTAATATGGCTGGCGGCGGAGCAAACCTCAAAAGTAAGTTCTCTAAATTTAGACGGGCAAGTATGTCCATAGCAGAGGTCATGTCAATAATGAAGCACGACCTCACCAGCACTAATCTTGGATTGCAGTATGCGTTTTTGACAGAAAAGGCGCTATCCAAATTAACATTGATTGATACCGAAATGGTAGAAAGAGAGGATGCAGTATGACAAGAAATGATTTCCTTAACGATGTAACCGAATGGTGGGAGTTGCTTGATTTCTGCTCCGACGAGGGCTGCAATATCTGCGAAGACATTATCGACTCTGACCAGCTTGACGAGTATGTCGAGGAAGATATCCGCGACACCAATTACTCATGGAGAGACATTCGAGACTCGCTTTCCGAAATCCCAACCGGATATGGTTACTACCGTATGAACGGCAGCTTCGACTATGACGGTATGGACGAAAATGACTTTGACAGTTATAAGGAGGATGTCCTGGAGTGGGGCGACAACAACGGTGTTTGGGAAGATGAGCCTGATGACGAGGACGATTTCGATACCGACACCATGTTTAATGAAGAAGATTCTGAACCGGATGAGCCTCCTGTGGAGGAAGAAGATTTTTCCATCGGTGAACTGATGGGTTTCTGCGGCGTTGTTCTTCTGGATATCCGCCGAGAGGAAGCCGCTGAACGAGCAAGAGAAGACGAGGCATTGAATCAACTCATTAACACCAATCGACCGATGATTCTTCACTAACTTTGTTCTTAAGCGAAAAAATCTTTCGCTTTTGATATGACCGCTTTGTAGTTTTTCCGCACATACATACCCCTTCTCTGTGCGGTATCTTCTCGCTCAAAGCAGAAGAAATACTTTGCGTTCTTCATTTTTTAACTTCGGATTTAGCCAGTATTAAAAAGATTATCCAGCGGATAATCATTTTAATACAGCCAAAATCTCTCGTTAAAAATGTCACTTGATGCACAGGGTCGCGCCACAGTACAAACGCGCTCCCCTGCGGAAAGCGGTCAGGTACAGATAAAGGGGCGCAAGCCCCTTTTACCTGTGCTATAACAGGACTATATACCAAGCCAAAGGAGGGCGATAAAATGCTTGAGCTTCAGGGGAAATACGCTTCGGCAAAAGTGTTTACCGATGTGGTCGATAGCGAATCCATTTCTCAGGTAATCAATCTCTTGAACCAACCCTATGTCGAGGGAAGCAAGGTTCGTATGATGCCGGATATTCATGCCGGCGCTGGATGCACCATCGGAACCACCATGACTATCAAGGATAAGATTTGCCCAAACCTTGTTGGCGTTGATATTGGATGCGGTATGGAAACCATCCGCCTGAAAGAGACCCACATCGAACCGCAGAAGTTGGATAAGGTTATCCGTGAAGGCATTCCGTCTGGCTTTGCAATCCGTTCCGCACCGCATCGTTACGCAAAAGAAATCGATTTGTCGCAGTTGTGCTGCACAAAAAAGGTCAACACTGACCGTGCCTATCACAGTATCGGTACATTGGGTGGCGGCAATCATTTTATTGAGGCGAACAAGGACGATGATGGGAATATCTATATCGTTGTCCACTCCGGCAGCCGTCATCTGGGTTTAGAAATCGCCAACTTCTATCAGGAGGCTGCTTTCAAGGCGCTGACCTCTTATAGCCATGAAGAGGTTGAGGCGGCTATTGAACAGCTGAAAGCGGATGGCCGCCAGAAAGAGATTCAAGCAGTGCTGAAGTCCATGAAATCTAAGCATTCACCCGTTCCCAAATCGCTTGCATATGTGGAGGGTGAGCTCTTTGAACAGTATCTTCATGATATGAAAATTGCACAGCGTTTTGCTGGGCTGAACCGTCAGGCGATGATGGATACCATTGTCAAAGGAATGGGATTCCATGTGATTGAGCAATTTACAACGATTCACAACTACATTGATGTGGATAACATGATTTTGCGTAAGGGTTCTGTGTCTGCACAAACCGGTGAGCGTCTGTTGATTCCCATCAATATGCGTGATGGCAGCCTGCTTTGCACTGGCAAGGGCAATCCGGATTGGAACTTCTCCGCTCCTCATGGTGCCGGTCGGCTGATGAGCCGCAGCGCTGCAAAAGAAGCTTTCACTGTATCCGAATTCAAAAAGCAGATGGCGGGTATCTACACGACCTCCGTTGGGCGCAGTACGCTGGATGAATGCCCGATGGCCTATAAGGGCATGGATGATATTGTCGGTAATATCGAGCCAGCTGTAACCGTCGATGCCATTATCAAGCCCATTTATAATTTCAAGGCGGGTGATGAAGATTGATTGCTGCAACGCCGCTGTCAGATTCTATCGTAAAATTACGCCGTTTGCAGGAAGCGAACGGCTCGATAAGAAAGACCCAGCTATTACGGGAGTTCCAAGACGATGCGAACTTCCGTAATTTTTTATATTACGCGCTCAACCCGATGCTCACCTATAAGATTTCGGAGCAAACGCTTCGCTCTCCTACCCGGTATGACTCAGCCATCACACTGACAATGACAGACATCTTTTCTGTCTGCGAACTGTTGTCTAAAAGAAAAGCATTGGACGCCGGTACGGTGTATCAGGTTTGTGCATTCGTTCAGAGCAGCCCGCCGGATGAAGCTGATGTTTATATCAAGCTTCTTTCCAAGACACTCAGGCTGGGCGTCACGGCAAAGACCGTGAACAAGGTTATCCCCAATCTGATTCCAGAATGGGAAGTTCAGCAGGCGTACCCCATTGATAAGTATCCTTTGAAGGAGGGCACGGAGTTCTGGCTAACACAAAAGCTGAACGGTGTCCGGGCGACCTATTACAAAGGCAGGCTGTACGCAAGAAGTGGAGTCCCCTATGAAGGACTTGACCATATTCTGGATGCTCTCTGTTTTGATGAAGAAGATAGCTATGTATTTGACGGCGAGCTGACTCTTCGTGAGAAGGGCAGTCTCTCAGATAACGAGGCGTTCCGCAAAGCTACCGGTATTATCAACTCAGACGATGGTGATAAAACGGTGATTTGCTACACGATTTTTGATGTTCTGACGGTTGAAGAGTTCCACCGGGGGCAGAGCGATGGCTGCTATGGCTATCGTCGTGCTTTCTTAGACCAGCTTCACCGCTTCATTCCGCAGGATGGCCGTGTCAGTATCCTGCCGGTTCTGTATCATGGAAAAGACCAGAGCAAAATCAGTGAACTGTTGGAACAGATGGTTCGTGAGGATAAAGAGGGACTGATGGTAAACCTTGATGTTCCCTACCAGTGCAGACGACACAATGGAATCCTGAAAGTCAAACGCTTTTACACGATGGACTTGCGTATCCTCCGCTGCGAAGAAGGTAGCGGAAGATTGGCAGGGACTTTAGGTGCGCTTGTACTCGACTATAAGGGGAATGAAGTCAAGGTCGGCTCCGGGTTCACCGACGAGCAGCGAGCAACATTTTGGCAAGGAAAAGATGACCTGCCGGGTTTGCTTTGCGAAGTAAAGTACAAGGAAATATCCAGTGATAAAAACACCGGTGCTGAGAGTCTTCAGTTCCCGGTGTTTATTTCTATCCGAACCGATAAAACCGAGGTCAGCTTCGGATAAATCAGAGAGGAGGTCTTGCATGAAAAAACAATCAAAGCCACCGCAGTTCTCCGAATCCATCGGGGCATTCTGCCGGATGATGGAGGATGCGCAGAAAGATTATGCGTGGAATTATAGCGAGGTCAACCGCATGGACAGGCTTACGCAGGACTACCTCCACAAACTGGAGCTTGATGGCCTCGATTATAAGGAACGGGCAAAGGTTGCCACAAGTCTTGCCAAATGCAGGCAGGCACGCCGTGAATACAAAGACACGGTAGAAATACTTGAACCGCTCGTTCAGTTCTTGGAAAGCGACAAAGGCAAAAACCTTTTGAACTTGATGCGCGAGGCACTGGGAAAGACCAGAAAGGTCGAGAAGTGCATGGAAACCCGCACATACATACCACGAGTTTTAGAACAGGAGGTAAGCAAGTGAACATCGTGTTCTGGCTCATCGTCATCGTTGCGCTTGTGCTGTTATGGTTCTGTCTGAGCTTTGCCTTTAAGGGCATTGGTGCATTCAGCCTGCGAATTTACAACGATGCGAAAAAGGAAATCTCCGAGGAATCGGAAGAGAAATCTGAAAAAACAACAGAGGAGTTAAAGGATGAAGGGTAAAATCGGCGCAATTATTTTGGGTATCGTGATGGTCTTCTGCCTGATTGCCTGCATTGTGTGTCTTGAGAAAATCCCCGCCGGTTATGTCGGCGTCGTGTACAACATGAACGGCGGCGTTGATGGCGAGGTTCTGACACAGGGCTGGCATCTGGTTGCCCCGACCAAGAAGGTGACCCAGTATTCTATCGGTATTGAGCAATCTTATTTGACCGCTGAGGATAAGGGCGATTCGCCCAAGGATGAGAGTTTTAACATTCCCACCTCAGATGGCAAGACAGTCCGTGTGAATATCGAGTTCTCATATCGTTTTGATGAGGCGCGTGTCTCCGAAACCTTTGCTATGTTCAAAGGAAAGTCAGGCGAGGCAATCAAGGATTCGTTCATCAAACCCAAGGTCATTGCGTGGACACAGGAGGTGTCTGCCAACTATCCCGTCACTGACATCTTCGGCGACAAGCGTACCGAAATCAATGCCGAGTTGGACACCTATCTGCGTGAGAAGTTCGACCAGTATGGCATTATCATCGACACGGTGAACTTCACCGATATTTCCGTCGATGAGGAGACTGCTGCCGCTATCCAGAAAAAGGTTACCGCCCAGCAGGAGCTGGAGCTGGCGAATATTGAGAAGCAGACCGCAAAGATTCAGGCAGAAAAGGACAGAGAGGTTGCCCAGATTAACGCAGAAAAAGCGGTTATCGAAGCGGAGGCAAAGGCAGAAGCTCTGCGTATTGCAGCCGAGGCCGAGGCTGAGGCAAACCGTATGATTGCCGGTTCTTTGACCGGTGAGTTGATTGAAAAAATCAAGTATGAGCAGTGGAACGGCGAACTGCCTACTGTGACCGGTTCCAGTTCCATTATCAGCATCGAACCCTAATAAACACTAAGGAGGAATGAGTTTGACGACCGCTTTTTATATGTTCATTTTGTTTCTGGCAAAGGTTCTGGACAATACGCTCAATACAGCAAAGACAATTCTTGTTCAGCGCAACCGTTGCCTGCTTGCCGGTGTCGCTCTCGGTCTGTCAAACTTCATTTACCTGAGTATCACAAAAGACATCGTGACCAGCGACAGCATACTCGCCCTTGTGATAGTTTCCATAGCAAGCGGCGTTGGGTGCTGTCTTGCCGTTGCCCTCAGTAATCGATTCTCAAAAGACAGAACCTATGTGAATGTCATCTTGTCGGATGACAAGGAAGCGATGAAAGAGTTCCGTGATTTTCTGGCTGAAAATCATATTACCAATGTTGCCACCGATAGCTACACATTGGACTGGAGCCGGAAATCCATTTCCATCACCGCTTATGCTCAAACAAAAGCACAGAGCCGTCTGATAGACGAGTACATCGAACGGAGTTTATTGAAATGCAAGAGAGTCATCCGAAAGAATTGAGAACGATGGTTTCAACCATTGAGCATTTCCTTGCCCGTTTTCATCTGGCCGATGATGTCGATACGGTATTTACCAACGGCTGTTGCTACTGGTTTGCAGTTATTCTGCACTGCCGCTTCCCTGACAGCACACTGATGTATGACCAGGTGGAAAATCATTTTGTTACCCAGATACAAGGTCGGCTTTATGACATCACTGGTGATGTAACTGAAAAGTATCAAGTAGAACACTGGGATGCGTTGGATGATGAACTCTTAAAAAAGAGGATTGTCCGAGACTGCATCCTGTTTTAATTAGGAGGAAAGTTTCATGCGACACTTAGCTACTATTCGTGAGATTACAACCCTCCGTCCGATTGCAGGAGCAGACCGCATCGAGGTTGCTCAGGTTGACGGATGGGAGTGCGTTGTCCAGAAGGGCGAGTTCCACACTGGGGAACACATCGTCTATATCGAAGTTGATTCCATTGTTCCAGAGAGACCGGAGTTTGAGTTTTTGCGTGACCGTAAGTTCCGTGTTCGCACCATTAAGCTTCGTGGTCAGGTCAGTCAGGGCTTGGTTCTCCCGCTGTCCATTCTGCCGAATGGCGCTCCCGCCGATTTGGGTGCCGATGTGACCGATGTTTTGGGTATCAAGAAATATGACCCTGAAGCACAGCAGGAGGCGCAGCTGCTGACCAAGCAACCCGCCAAACCTAAAAGCGCACTGGTTCGATTCCTTATGCGCTTCAAGTGGTATCGTAAGCTGTTCATGAAGTCCAAGCGCAAGGGTGGTTTCCCTGATTGGATTGTTAAGACCGATGAGACTCGCATCCAGAATCTTACTGCGCTCTTTGAGGCAGAGCGTAACAAGGGAACAGAGTTTTCTGTTACGGAGAAGATGGACGGTCAGTCAGCGACTTACTATCTGCGTAAGGTTTCCAGACGCAAGTATGAGTTCGGCGTGTGCAGCCGCAATATCTATCTCGGTACACCGGACAACAGTTCCTACTGGACAGTTGCCAAGAAGTACAATATTGAGAATGTGCTGCGGCAGCTCATCGGTGATTATGAAACCATCGTTTTACAGGGTGAGATTTGCGGCAACCAGATTCAGGGCAACAAGTACCACATCAGCGGCTATGAATTGTTTGCGTTCAACCTGATTTTCCCTGACCGCAAATGCACGACTGCGGAAATCAAGGAGCTGCTGGCGCCTTACGGCATTTGCTCCGTTCCCATTGTTGAAGAGGGCAAAACGCTGCCGGATACCATCGCAGAGCTGGTGGAGTATTCCAAAGGATACTCTGTGGTTCGTAACGGTCAGAAGCGCGAGGGCGTTGTCATGAGAAATGTCAAAAGCAACATCAGCTTCAAGGTCATCAATCCTGACTTCCTGTTGGCAGAAAAGGATTGACCCGTACATCTGCGAAAGGAGATGTGAACCATGAGCGGAGTATCTATCGACTTGACAGGCGAGACTTTTGGAAATCTGAAGGTCATTCGCCGTGTCAAAAACAATCACAATCGTCAGCCACGGTGGCTTTGTGAATGTAAGTGCGGCAATACATATATCGCCGAGGGGCGCTACCTCAAGTCTGGTAAGACAAAATCCTGTGGTTGTATCCCTCGTGGCGCAAAGAGCGCAACAGCCATGACAAGCCGTGAGGAATGGGACTCTTCCGAAAGCAGGATGCGCTTGCAGCACGATGGAGCAGACCCATATCAGAGCTTGGCAAACGCCATTGTTTGTGTTGCTGCGGATGATTATCGTACCGCGCTAAAGGATAATAACGAATCGCTGCAGAAAGAGTTGGAAAAGTTTTTTCATTCAGCGTGGTATAAACTCTTGACGAATACAGACCCAGATAGACTGCTGACACTTTTGCGCCGTGAGCATCGTGGAACTTTGAGCGTAGCTTATATCTAATTCCCAAGAGCCGACTTGTTCGGCTCTTTTTCTTTGGCATAATTTGAGGATTCTGCCCAAAGAAAAGATTCGATGACATAAGGGGGCGGTTCACTTTTGAAAGTTAGTATCAGCCGAGGAAACGAAAAGCTCGGCAGTATCCAGAGCGTGTCACTTCCTTCCGGTTTGACCTGCCGGGAGTGTGATTGCAGCAGGAAGTGTTACGCAAGACGCATAGAGCGTCGTCGCCCCAGTGTGGCGGCAGCTTATCGGAACAATCTGCAAATCTTAGAAACAGAACCAGAAGTGTATTGGCGGGAGGTCGAGGCGACAATCATGTTGTCTCGATTCTTCCGCTTTCATGTTTCTGGCGATATTCCAAATACCACCTACTTCCACATCATGATGGAGATTGCTAAGCGCAATTCTCATTGTGAGATTCTATGCTTCACAAAGAAGTATGAAATCGTCAACGGAGTTCTGGCTTCCGGTATCCCGTTACCGGCAAACCTACATATGATTTTCAGCGCATGGAGAGGACTCCGAATGGACAACCCCTTCCAACTGCCGGAGGCTCATGTTCGATATAAGGACGGAACGACCACGGCAAGGTCAGACGCAAAAGAATGTGGCGGCAACTGCACGGAATGTGCCTGCACATCTGGTGGCTGCTGGTCTTTGCACACAGGAGAACAGGTGGTATTTAACGAGCACTGACAGGAGGGATTGAATGAAGCGGATGATTCCGCCGATTTTTATGTTGCTCTTGGTTGTAGTAATTACACTTGCTACACCGATTGATGCACAAGTAAAAGTAGATGAACGGCAGCCGGTTGAACCGATGACTACAACAACCGTGCTGTCCACGGAGAGTCTTCCAGAGATGAGCCTTGAGGCCGAGCCGGAGACCGTCGAGGTTGATGACGGTTTGCTGACCTCTCCGTCAGGATTAGTGGCAGAAGACTTACACCTTCGCCATAACCTGATTGGATTGGAGCAAGTATTCATTGATGCTGAGGTTAAGCATGGGATTCGTGCAGATTTCCTTGCTGCTGTTGCGGCGCTGGAAAGTGGATGGGGGCGCTATCAGTTCCGACGCAATAACATCATGGGTTTCGGTCAGATGGAATTCTCAAGTACGGAAGAGTGCATCGACACAGTCGCAGCATATCTCGCCAAGCATTATCTCAGTCCGGACGGCAAATATTATAACGGCGAAACCGTTGAGGGTGTTTGTGTCCGGTATAACGGAAGCCCTGAATGGGCAGAAGTAGTCCAGCAAATTATGGAAGAGGTGCGGTCGTGACAAAATTCGGTTTGAATGGTTTCCTTGAGCGGACAAAGGGCGCTTCTCTGCGCTACAAGCTAAGAGAGTTTTGGTGGCAGCTGCGGTATGCATGGCAGCGTGCATGGCGTGGCTATGATTTCACCGATGTCTTTGAGCTTGGGTACAACTTCACCGCTAAGATGCCTGTTCTTCTTGCAGAGTTTCTGAAGAACAATGTTGGTCTGTTCTATGATGCCGAAGCAGATAAGCAGCTCGACGAGGAAGAAACAAATGCAGTCATCAAGGAAATGATTTTCTACTTTGAGAACTGTGATGAAGACCATGTGTATCAACGGCTGCATCAGAAACGCTACTATGAAGATGGTGAGTACGACCCGGAAAAATGGGAGTCGGTTCGTGTAGAGCTGGAGCGGTGCCGAACCGAGGCACTGCGCCTGTTTTCCAAGTGGTGTTTCCATCTCTGGTATTAACCACCTTGCCCGATTGAGATAACATATCACGGCTGTAAGTGGCGGTCGGAATCCAAAGTGGTACACATATTGTGACCGGGCGTAAAAGAAATAGCGGTTAGGTGGCGTTGCACCACCGAAGGCGTTGCGGAAGCTGCGCACAAGCCATAGCCGCACATAATACTTTGGTAAACTGAGACGGGAAACACTAATCCCCCTGCTTCCCGATAGAAAGGCTGAAAGGACTACCGCGTGGCACAAGAGGTCATGCTGTGGTGGGAATATGGCACAGCGTAAAGGCGTGTGGTGAGGCCGGGAGCGGAGTCACTTTTGCAACAATGAAGATAATTGAAGTGGAGGTATCCAAAATGAGTATGAGCTACTGGATTTGTGAGGGCGTCGGGATTCGTGCCAATCAGCTGCGCCCTTTTCTGAATCCGCAGAAGTGTATCCAGCTTTTGAAGGAGCAACTGCCCAGTGAAGAAATCTCGGAGGATGGGTTTGACATTGATGACTACCTTTATGGCGAACCTTTTGAGAATCTTGCGGATGTCTTTACTTTTTGTGACGATACGGATTCCCTGACATACGGTGACAACGGCAACGGGGAATCTTACTTCTATTATCCGCCTTCTTACCCGTGGGAGCGGACAGAAAATGAGCCATCAAGCATTGCGGAAGTCCATGAGCGCGTTATCAAAGCCGTCCTCCGTCTCTGCGACATGACAAGGGAGCAGGTAGAGACACTGATTGATGATGACATCTATGACTACGGTTGCGGTTAATCAGGAGGGTGCCTTTATGAATGTAAACATCATCGGGAACAAGGTTTTTGTAAACGGGTCTCCCCTGCCTCCGATTCCAGGTGCGAAATCAAGCGTGAGCCTGTCGCAGGTAGGCAATAGACTGTATGTCAACGGGTATGAATACCGTAATGGCCGCTGGAAGCGAACGCTGCGTGCAATTATTCACGCTTTGTTTTGAGGTGCTCCCAAATGCGTAAATGTACTATGTGTCAAAACCATGACTCCTGCTCTGAGCAAAGAAGAAGAGAGTGTCGTGTCCGTGATTATCTCTTTTTCCGTCCTACTTTTGTTGGTAGGTGTGATAATTGCGGCGCCCCATTGTATGCAGATAGCGTTCGCTACGAAGCAACGATTGGCAGACAGACGCTGGAGTTATGCGAAAGTTGCTGTAAGAAAGTGTAGGTCGCTATGAACACAATGCTTTTCCCAGAGGATGTCGCCAATGTAATTCAATCTTTTTATCTCTGCAACAAGGGCGATGAGGCAACCACCGACTTGCTCTTGACTGTCGGTGCCGAGCTTCTTGATATCTCCCCTGACAAAATGTTGGAGATGATTACGGAGGGATTCTGATGAAGAGTGGCGATAATCGTATTACCATTGAGTTGCCTAAAGGATTGAAGTTGGTTGCAGAGCGGAATATTGACCCGGAATATCAGAATGAAATCTATGTTGGCATCGAGACTCCGGACGGAATTTGGCACCAGGACTTAGTTGTTATTAGGAACGCATACTCCATTGACGATAATCTCATTGTTAATTGGAACCCTGGTAAATTTGAAGTTCTCGTCTATGCAAACAAGGATGATGTGGATTATACAAACATATTCTCGGTTGAACTTCGTGACGACGAGGAACAGCTTTCTTTGCCTCCGCCAAACCGATATCAAGACAAAAAACGGTGGTAAGGGTGGTGATTATATGAGGTGTGGAAATATTCGGATTCATGTTGAAATCCCTGTATATGCGGACAAAAACAACTGTTTTTGCGATGATAACCATGTTTCCTATTCAATCCCTGCCATTCGTGAAGCCTGTGAAACTGCTTCAAACTTACCAATTATTCAGTATGATGAACAAGGGACAGAAAAAGTCGTGGGTGTTGCACAATCAATTAAATGGAATCCGCATGGCTTTATAGAGGTGGACGGACTATTGTTATTTGGCGGGACAAGTGAAAATGTCGAATTTGGGAACGATGATAATGTTGTTTCAATGGAGCTTAGTGCGGTAGGAATCGGGTAACAGTATGGAGGGAAAATTTTATGAAAAGAGAAGATTTCGTCTTTGACCATATGGATGATGAGTATGAAGACTATTGGTTCAAAGTAGTTGGCGATACAAAAGACGAGCTTACAAAGAAGTACATGGAAATGTGTATGGTTT